GCGCTCTTCTGCTGTTGTGCGTCTCTCGGCACGCCCTGGGGTGCGCTGTCTAGCTTTGTTGTAGGCTTCCTCTACTGCTGGACCGTGATACTTATCCCATTCTTCACGATTAAGGAATCCGGCTTCTCCACCACGTTCACGAATTTCACGAACACGTCTTTGATGTTCATTATATTTACGGTCTTTGTATTGCTGAAGAGTCTCCGCCGCTGATGGGGCACCTCTGGGAACAGGAACCTTACTGATTAAATCTTTTGGTGGCTTTGGTGGCTTTGCGTCAGGTGTAACCACATCGGCAGCTTGCCTTGCGTTCCATTCTTTTTCCACCGTTGGACCATGAAACTTTTCCCATTCGGAACGGCGCAAAAGGCCAACATTCTCTCCGCGCTCAATGGCTTCACGAACTCTTCTTTGATGTTCGTTGTATTTGCGAAGTTTAAACTCTTCTAATGTTTCACTTTGTTGCGGAATAATATCTGGCAAAGGAATAGCACTATCTGGAGTCGGAGTCTTGCTAGGAGTAGGTTTTGCTGTTTGACGAGCATTCCATTCTTTTTCTACGGTAGGGCCGTGAGTTTTTTCCCACTCTTCTCTACGAAGAAGCCCCACATCGTCTCCACGCTCACGCATTTCACGAACTCTTCTTTGGTGTTCGTTGTACTTGCGATCTTTGAATGCTTCCAATGTTTCACTAACAGCAGGAGTTATGTCTTTAGGAAGCGGTGCTGGCTTTGAACTGTTATTTGTCTCTGGTTTAGGACGAACTTCAGCAGGCTTGCGAGGACGACGCGGACGAGGGGGTGTTGGCTTATCTGGTTTTGGTTTGGATCCTGGAGTCTTGGGTGTTGGTGTCACGTTTATTGGTCGTGACGGATATCCAGGTCTTCCTGAAGGAGGTGACCAGACTGGAGTTACGGGAGCGATTGGTCCTGGTGCTGGCGTACCTGGGACAGTGGTTGGTGTAGGGCTTGGGAATCCACCAGACGGGGTAGGGCGTGGAGTTCTAGGAGTTCCCGGTGTTCTTGGTGTTCTTGCAGTTGCTGGTGCTGGTGCTGGTGCTGCTGGAGTTCCAGGTGTGGGTTGACCGCGGCGAATATACGAGTTAATCGCATCGTTCAATGGAGTATCTTGCGTTCCTGATTGCCCTGGCTTATTAAGCCTTCTAAGCATTCTTGCGTTTCTTCTATCAACTCTTCTTTTTCTTCTATCATCAGAAGCGTCTTCAAGTCTTTCGCCAACATCAGTCAATTGATTAGCAAGTCTTCTGGCTACTCCCCATCCGCAGTTGCGACCGAATCTGTCGGTGATTTGGCCACCATAACGGGTTCCTACTGGACAACGAAAACCACCACGGCGTTCTGTTCCTGGGATGGCAAGACTTGGGTCCCAGGTTGCTCGTGTTCTTTTTATCTCATATGTAAATGTTGACTTGTTTGAGTCTGCCAAGAAGGACATTGACTTAAAGTTGATTCCATTTTTCCACTCCGAGTTAGTGAAATCATTTATTTGAATGTCCATGATTGAAATTACTGGAAGCATAAAATCTTCTTCAGTATTAAATCCTAAAGACTTCTTGTCTAGTTTAATTTGTGACTTACTGCTTGCCTTGGTTGGGGTTGCTTTTTTGATTAACTCATCAATCTTTATTTTGTTACTTCTATTCGGCGTAAGTGGGCCTTCAATAGATAATGACGAGTCAAGAGTTTGAGTTAGTTCTGCTTTTGAAATTTTGCGAGTAGAAAAATCATCAGCCATCCATTTAGCCCAATCTTTTGCATTTTCAGCTATTGGGTAAAATTCTGTTCCTCCAGCAAGGATAGAGATAACGGCATATGGGTTTTTGTTATTGTCTGTAATGATGAATGCTGATTGCATGACTATAACCCCATGATGGATAGGAAGTTCTTTTTTTGCGATACTAGAGATTTTAGTCTAGTTTCAAAAAGGTCTTTAATAATAGAAAGATGTAAAATTTCTCCTGAAGATAAACTACTGTCTGAAGAGAGTCTGGATATGTATTCTTTCCAGTTTATATTTTTTGCTCTCTCAATTAAGTCGTCAAGCAATTTTATGTTTAATGCTTTTTCTGTTTCAGAGAGAGAACCGTTTTTTCCAGAAAACAATTCAGTAACTCTTCCAGGTATTTTGCTCATATCAATTGCAAATTCTTTATCTTTTGCATTTTTAAAACCAGCCATGAGACTTAGTTCGTTTCCTGATGGAACTACCGTAAGTTTTCCATTTACGGTCGTAGGAACCAAAGATGCTGGTGACCTATCTCTTCTGTCAGTTAAAAGGTCAACAACTGCGACTCTAAAAAAGTCAAGGTTGTCAACTTTTGCAAAAGACTGATTAAAGTCAATCTTGTTTCCACCGTTAGTGATATCTGCCTGAAGGACTGATCTAGAATTTGGTTCACCATAAACACGAACAGCCGGCGTAAAAAGACCAAGTTGTGCAGCAACGTCGGAATATACTTTTTGAGCAACTGCTCCGTTTTCTATTGTTTCTGAAGACAAAGTAAACGAATCACCATTTTTGGCGGTGTACCTGACGGAGCTGGCACCAATCTGTTCGCGCTTATACGAATCAGATTTTTTCATTGCGGCATCAAAATATTGTGACGGTATGTCAAATGGGCTTGAGCCATCATTCAGTAACTTGACTGCATCTTCTACGGAGGCAGCCTGAGTGCCGATTTTTTCTACGCCGTCTTCACGAACAACATCTTTTTCAACAGGTTTTTTATTAACTTTACCTTTTTTTATAAATGTCTCATAAACCCACCTACGAACTTCAACTTTTTTACCGTCGTCAGTTACCTGTATGACATCAAGAGGATTCTTTATCTTTGGGAATTCTTCAGAATACTTATAAGCACCACCAGAGTTGTTTGCAAACTCACGAATTGAATTACCAACATCGTATTTATCGCCAGTAGCACCAGCACGGTTTAGTTGACGACCAAATTTTCTACGTTCACCAACAGTCAAATCCCTCTGACGCTCAATTGTTAACACTGTTCCGTTCGGGGTGACATAGGCAACTTGACGCATGGCTGGACCAGTAAGCAAAGCCAAGTCATCCCCAACGATGTCTTCTGGTTTATCAATAGCCCGAATAAAAACACCATTTTCCATATCTGGGTTACCGCTGAAATTGCGCAAAACAGAAGATGGAACTATTGGGCGAAGCAAAACACCGTCTTTACGGATCATTCTTCCTTCACCAGAAGGAGCACCAGTAAGAACCTTAATTGACTCACGAAACGCATTAAGTCTTGCTGTCGGGTTTTCTGCACCGCTTCTAGGTATTTGTGCCATTCTTTGAATCATGGATGATTGAGAAGGTGACTCGCCTGGTGTGACAACTCGTGAAATATCTTGAGCATTAGCAGAACCTCTGGCGAGTGCACGAACTGTTCCAGCCAAAAGACTTAACGGTCCTGGTATTTCAAACAACTGAGCTCCGCATGTGCTGAATCTATTGTCAGTAAAACGACCACCGTGTTGAAAACCAGCAGGGCATCTATATCCACGATTTTGAGGGCGTGGAATTGAAGGTTTTCTTCCTCCGCCACCTGGTGTTAATGCGCCATAAACGGTGGCACGACCAGGGGAACGAATGATTGATGTGTCCCCAGGAATAGCGTATGAAGCGGCTCCTTGAACAGACTGACCAAGACGACTGTTTGCGGTGATTAATCCAACTTTGACTTGAATGTCTGCACCAATGCGAACTTTTGTGGCAGTTGCGTATGCTGCTGCTTTGTAGTTAATTATGTTTCTGTTAGACAGATCGTGACTAACTCGGAGGATTTCGGAATCTCTACGGACATATGCTTCATGGGCAGGCTTGAACGATTTTTGTTCTTTTCCGGCTTCGCTAATGGAATTTCTCAGAATGAAAGAATCTTTGCGATTATTTAAATAATCAAATGTATTAACATCTTCACTTAGTACAGTACGACGAAATGGTGCGTTTTTTAACAGCATTGGCTTATAATGACGAATTACTTTATTGATTGTATAATCCATTAGTTATTCCAACGATTGTTTTTGGGATTTGACCCAACTTGTGTGCGGGGGGACTTAGGCGCTTTAAAATCCGGATCACTTTTAATAGGTGATATAACTATACTAGACGACCAAGGTGCCGCTTCGGATAAACCAGCCCTTATTGTTGCAACAGTAGCATCGTAATCATTTGGACTAACATTTGCCATATAGTCTTCAAAGTCATACCTATGTGCCTTGACTTTTTTTCCAGACGTAACGAGATATTCTATTTTCTGCATGGCCGAATCGGAACCATTAACTCCGCGATCCGTCCATTCAATAAACTCTTTTGTTTCTTTGTTTGTGAAGCGTATTGGCATCATTTGGGGCCACCTGCTGTTTTCGGAGCAATGCCAAATTCAGAAGCAAACTTATTGGCTTCGTCCAGAACTTCTTGAATATCCATATCCACGACTCTCACATTTAGGGGAAGGTCACCAACAGCACCGTCTTCAAGATCGCGACCAACTTGAGCCGCCCATCTATGGTGACCATCAATTACATAACCATCACGACTGACAAAGATTGCCTCTCCTGCTGGATCAAAATCAGGATTGTCCATCATCCCTGCAACTTTTTCACCAACTAGTTCATTCTGTGATGCCTTTAGGGTTGATGCAAGAACAGTTCTTTCTTCAACCCCAACACCCAGACCTGTCATGTGATCAACAAATGCGTTAGTCCCATCAACTTCACCTTTTGAGTTTTTAGGCATTGAATCAGCCGGTGAACCAGCCTCAGGAGAACCACTGAATTGAGGCATCTTTTTTCTAGGTATCCCCTTTGATTCACCACAGAACAAGTTTGTTCCAGGAACAGAAACCTGACAAAGGTCATAATCTGGTGCTTTTCCTCCAGACGCCTTTGCTTCTTTTGCCATTTTAGAAAGTTCACCCAACAATGTATGTGCGTCTTGTTGTGACTCAACAACTGCTATTTCGTTGTTGTCAATAACACTTAATGCTTCCTGAGGTGTGGATACATTTACTTCTGGTCGGCCCTCAACAAATACTTCTTCTTTTTTCTGTGGTTCTAACCCTGGAGCAATACGGGAAAGAGCAACTAGTGATCCAAGAAAGTGGCGGGCAGAATCAATATCGCCAGCCGATTCAGTAGAACCAAAAATATTTTGATGAGCAACAGCACCAAGCTCTTTAGTCATCATTCCTCTTGGACTTGCAGAACTTGCTTGCATTAGACCCTGCGCAGAAACATTTTCCCCTCCTTCAAACTGTGCCTCTAAAGCGGATAGTCTTTCTGGGTATGCACCACCATAAACTTTGCCTTGATACATGTTGTCAAAATCATCTTCGTAGGCAACTTCTCCATCTTTGTAACTATTGTTTGGAAGCAAAGCAGAAAGTTGCTTAGGCTCAGATTCTGGATCAACTCTTAGGCTTGTTCTACTTGCAACATGACGGTAAGAAAGTTCATCTTCACGCGGTTCAACATCCTGATAACCATGAAAAAGTTCATGTCCAAAAACATCCTCAAATCCGCCCCATAAACCGTTCGGTGTGGGGGATTCACTGGAACTAGGACTCATGTTTATCCCAATGACATATTCTCCATCTTTGAGACCAAAAGTGCAATTAGAACGCTTTTTGTTTCCATCTTTATCAATATTTATATGTAATTTTATTCCTTGTTTTTCTAAATCATCCCAGAAGTATCTAGGAATTGTATCCAATATGGGTGTTATGGATTCCATTACATTTTTGTAGTCGGAAGATCCTGGTTCAAGAAGACCATCCCTGTTAAAGACCCGCCCCATTAAACTAACATCATCTTTTCTTATTTCAATAAGCGAAGCCGCTTGCTCTGGTGAACCAGGACCCATCATGATTCCAGCATCACGCAAAGACTGAACAAATATTATTCTTTTTCCTACAGCAAAATCACTTTTGGCTTTTTCTACGGCAAGATTTCCATCTTCATTTTTGGCTTGTCTAAACTCATTATTATTACTTAGCGTTTTTGCTGTGAAGTCAATTACCGCGCTAAGGACTTCTTCTGGAGGATGGCTTGCTCCATCAGTACTACCAACAAATTCAAATACTGGAACATCACCAGTGTCGTCGGCAAGTTTGTCGCTATTCATATTTAGCGCCACTCTGAAAGTATAGGCAACCTGTGCTCCACCGCCACGTTCGCGAGAAATCATAGGTATGGTTAATTCTGCTAGAGCAATGTCTGGTTTGTCGTCCATTCGTCCGGTAAATACCAAGTGCTTGCTTTTAATAAATAGCGGGAATTCAACAGCTAATTCGTCGGCTATTTTTGTTTTATTATCTTGCCACTTTTTAAATGCAGCGGCGCTTTCTCCCAAATGTTTCTCAACCTTATAAACATCGGATAGATATTCCTGCAAAACAGCCAACCTCTGTGAAGACGCATCTAAAATATCATCACCTAGTGCTCTAATGGTCTGCTCTGCTAGTAGTTCATCGTTTGATACTTGAAGGGGGGATGCAGTTGGGTTATCAATAGAAGAAGCTTTAAAAAAATCTTTTCCTACAGATGCGATATCAACAATTCTTTCTGACATTCTTTCACGAGGAGTTTTAGATGGATCACTCACGAAATCTTTAGTATTGCGTATTCTTCTATTTTCTTTATCAAGTTTTGTCTTGCCACCAACAGCCAGAGCAGCCAATTGTCGTTCTTCCAAAGACATCTGCTGAACTTTTTTTACAGCCGTAGCCATAGATTCTGGATTACTAGCAATTCCTAAATCAGTCAAAATAGCATCTACTGCAATTATGTCACTTTGAAGCCCTATGTCGTCTCCGCCAATTTGCTGTGCCATTTCAACGCCAGCACTGAGTGCGGTTCTTACACTTGGTGCACCACAGTTAGACAACTGAACATCAGTAAACTGGTTTGCGTTGGGTGTTCCTGGTGGACACCGCAACTTGCCGTTTGCGTCTGGTATTGCACCAGCACGAATAGCAGCTCTTATTCCAACACTTGGAACAGCATCATTTTCTCGTATGGTTCGCCCAAGGAAGCCCTTGGATGCAAAACGAATGGTGTGAAAGTCAGCAGTATCTTGAAGGGATTTTATGCGCTGGTTAGCGTCAAAGTTATTATTTTGTCCCATTCCGGAACTCCCCGGTTGGTTTACTTATCCTCTGATGCTTTTTCAGCTACGACTGTAGCTTCTTCTGCTTCTTCAGATTCGTTGTCGTCCTTGTTTGAACGACGCTTGCGAACAGCTTTTGCTTCTTCAACAATCAGTTCATCAGTAACTTCAACAAGCGACTCAATAGGAGCCACCACTTCAGCAACTGCTGGAGCTACGGCGACTACTTCTGGTGCTACAAATCCAGAACTATCTGGTTGGCGTACTTTTGGTGCCATGATTATGCCTCAATATCTGTTTCGGTTGCAAGCATCTCAAACTCCAGCAGACTGCTTAGGAATTCTGTTGCTTCAATATCTTCTGCTGATTTTTCTTCAGCTTCTTCAGTAGTGTCTTCAAGAGATTCTGCCTCTTCGTTCGCCATCTTCCAACTCTCAGGAATCATGTCTTCCTTACCGAGTTCCATGGCGCGCTTCTTGCAATGCATTTTGACTTCATCAGGATTGGAAGCCCGACCAACAGCCATGATTGCATTCTTCAAGTCTTCTTCATCCTTGATTGGATAAGAACCATCAGGCATGGCCATTCCGCCCTTAGCCATTTCCATGCGCTCGTCATCGCCATACATTGCCTTCAATGCAAGATCAGCGATTTCTTCATCAATATCTGCTGCTTCTTCAGGCTCGTATTCGTCCCATCCAAGAATTGAACCATCAAGAGATACGAAAACATCATAAGACTTTCCGTCAAGACTGTCAATTTCAACGGCAAAAGCGTCACGGCCTTCAAACATGTCTGCATCAACGCTGATTACATCACCTTCAATAGACTTGGTTGCAATTTCTGCTGCATCAGCAAATGAAATAACCTTGATTCCGTCAATCTCGGCAATCTCGCCAATGACTTTTTCGTTGAGCATGTGCCAACCCATGCATTCGCCAGTTGTTCCATCAAAGAATGCTTCAACTGGTTTTCCATCTTTGCGCTGAACATCAACAACAAACATGTCGGTGCTGTCTGCGTATCCAGAGTCAAGAACTTTACCGCTGAACATGTCTTGTGCTATTCCTTCAATTTCAAGAAGTGACGGCATGTCTTGTTCTGGAGCGCAACCACCTGGGCACTGTGCGCAGACTGTTGCTTGACCTGGGTACATTTTGCGCTCAAAAGCACAAATAAACGCATCATCATCCCAATCAGCAGACTTCATTCCCATGCTTTCAAGACGAGTCTTGCGAGCCTTCTTGCGCTTTGCTACTGGGGTTTCATCCATTTCGTCTTCTGCCATTTCTGCCATTCCTTCAAATTCTGGAACAGGCATCTTGGTTCCCTTGGTGTCGGTATCTGCGGTTACCCATCCATCGGAGTCGTCGTCTGAGACTTCAAGACTCTTAACGTTCTCAGCAGCAGCGCCACATTTTCCACACACGGGTTGTCCAACCTTGTAACCGCATTCGGTTAGTTCAAGATTCTTAGCACACGTGATTGTTCCATCGGCGGCTAGTTTTACGGTCGGTTCATTTGCCATATTATTTTTCTCCTTGTATTGCATTGTTGACGAAACGCAAGTTCTGGGATTTGTACATCCAGCACAAGGCTCCATGCGCTTTTCGCCTGAAACCATGCAATGAAATTTTGATGCGATTTTTGGTAAACCGTTTTGAGAAGTATACGCCATAAGAGTATGTTTCCTTAGTAAGACTCATGCGCTTTATCTGCTGACTTGTATCCATTGATCACATTTCCGATAGCTGATTTAGCATCTTCTGAAAGACTAGTACTAAAATAGATACCGGACTCCCTAACTTCAGAATCAAGTTTGTAGTAATCAACGATTGGTGATATTGCTTCATTAATGCTGTACAGGTGGTCACCTGTTGCTTTAATTCTTATTTCACCAGAAGCCTTCATTTGCATTTCTGGGGCTTGCGCAGCTTCAATTACTGCTGCAATAATTTGCATTGCTTCTTTTAGCTTTCCCATATTTCTGTTGCTAATCATGCGACCAGCTTTGGTATCCATATCGGTTTCAATTGACTTTTGAAGAGAAAGCAAAGCGTTAATCATTCTCATTGCTGGTTTTGGCTTATCGGTTTCATCGCCACCGCACCCGCACCCACTGCCGCTTGATTCGCCGGCTTCACGACCAATATGAACAACTATGGCACCAGTCTCATCTTCACCAGAATGTTCCCAGTTGGAATCATCAGAAAGAAATTTCATCATTTCTGGTTCTTGGTCAATAAATGTTTTGAGTTCGTAAACTGCTGATTTCTCAAATTCTGCATACTCTTCAGGTGACTCAAGACCCTTACCAAAACGAGAATCCATACGGTCGTTCCATTGACGGTCGTTCCAGAGAGAACCGTTAATGCCTTTTTTAATCTTATTACGGCAGTTCTTCATTCCAGGATGATGACATCCCTCATTCGGCCACAGACCCGTTGTTTCGTGGTGTAGCCAAGCACAGATATTATTCAGTGGATACAGTTCTGGGTGGTCAGCAAGAATTACCCGACAACGACGGAAACCGCCCTCTTTGCGCATAATTGGACGCCAATACCTGAGCAGTTGTTCAAGATTGCCTCTACGAGGACCGTAACCTCTTGCTACATCCCCCGTGACTCTTTCTTGTGGTGCATCCACTCCTACGATGTTTGCAATCTGGTTCAATGCATCCGCACCTGGTGCTGCTTTTTCGTCAGTTGACTTTTCACCCATGCATCCACAGCCACATGCTTTTGGTTTGATTTCATCGGGAACGCCAGGCTGATTGAGTTCGTCGCGATACTGTGAAGCAAATGGATTGCTTTGTGGTTTTTTGCCATTTGGCTGTGGCATTACTGCTGGAGCATTGTCATTTTCTGGAATGTACATGATTTCTGGCTTTACCCTCATTGGGTTTCCAAACATGAATTCATCACCATCAAAATGGTAAGTGACACGCATGGTCATCTTTTCGCCTTCATGCATATGGTCAAATATTGCAATGTTTTTATCTGCTGTGCGTAGACGAACTGCGCCACCAAAACGGGTGGCAATTGCTCGTGCAAGGTTTCCGGCTATGCCAGAACTTGGGTTCATTGCTGGAACTCCACCATCTTCTCCACGAGGACCTGCATAATTGTCGGTATCTTCAACGTCGTAGATGCCAGCATTTTTTTCATCTGACTTTATTGAAATGGTTGCAGTCAGTTGGTTTGCGCCATGAAGAACTGGAGAAACTTCGTAAAGTTCAACTTCTTTAAGGATGTTTGCTTGCATTCCTTGGTCATAATCGGCGTTTAGCGTCTTGTATCCAATAGACCATTCTTGTTCTTCACCAAAGAAGGAAACATCGGCAAATGCTTGCTGACCACGATCAGACTTGAGATTGAACTGCACGCGGGCGTAAAGACCACCGATACCAGCACGCTTCATTTTCATTGGAAGGCGTGGGTCGTTAGGGCTTACTTCATAAATCTCAAGAACTTTACCTATTGGTTCGTTCCAGTTATGACCCCACACAACACGAGGCTTACGGCGCTTGAGACTTTCAGTAAAGCAGCCTGGAACACAAATATCGCCAACTGAGTCTTTGTTGCCGATACCAGCAACGAAGCATTCAACAATGCCTTGTGCCTCGTCAATGTTTATTTGACCTGGCATTACTTTGTATTGTGTATCAATTGCTTGCTGAACTGTAGGCATTAAATCTCCCTGTATTCATACAAGAGTAGAACATTTTACAGAGGATCAAAGAAACAAAGGCTAATTATTTTAGTCTTTACTTAAAGTGATTTAGAGGGTTTACTGAAACTATCTAATTCTAAGTCTGCAGCGACAGTTGATTGTAGATCCAATTGGAGCAAGAGGGTCGCCTGGGAATCTAAGCGTTTCGCCGTCAATTACAAATCCTTCGTCCAAATCAACAGTTTTTCCGTGAAGAAGAACATGCTCCCCCCGAACACGACTGTCCTTACGGGTAATCCATGTTTTTTGAGGTGATCCAGCGGACTTTCCAGCAAAATAAATTCCAGCATTGTGTGATGTTTGTGCTTCAAGTTCAGCCATAGTGCGTCTGCGTTTGCCGATCAAGTTAGCAAAAATTGCAATTAGTGCGGCCCTAAGCATGCTGTGCTTGTCTTCGTCATCACCAAGAGCCATTGCAATCATTACTGCTGCGGCAACTTCGTCACGGGTGTTTGTGTTTGCTTTTTGCAGTCTTGCAACTTGTTCAGAGACAATCTGTTCTATATCTGCTTCTTCAACATCAGGAGGCATCCCTGACCTTTGTGAACTCAACACAACGGCGTCCATGCCAGCAGATTTAAGAACGGGATAGATGTCTTCGGCAAGTTGTTTGTCCCAAACTTCTTTGTCAAAAATTGCATCAACTGAAAGATTCTTTTGAATCAATGCTTTTCCTGATTTCGTTCCAGAAGCTTTTTCTAGAACAACACGCTGTTGACGTTCAAAAAGTCTTTCAAGGGCACGGTCAAGTATTTCAACCCACCTATCGGAGTCTTGTTCTTCTTTTGTGTCCCAATCGTCGTTAATCATTTCGTAATCAGCAGATTTCGTCATGAGTTCAGAAGAGGAACCAGAGAGCATGCCGTCGGGAGCCGGAGGAGTTGCCGTCTGCATACCCGCAGGAGCGCCATCAGGTGCCGTAGTCGGCATTGGTGGAGTTGTGCCCATTGGTGGTAGTTCAGGCGTTGGAGCCTGCCCTGCGGTGTCTGTTAGTGATCCTGGAACGACTCCTGGCATTCCCGGAGGAGCACCAGCCGCGGCCATATCAACAGGTTGCTGTTCTTCTGGCTTAAATGGTTTTTCAGTATTGGCAATCGGGGTCAAGTTAGGGTTAGCCAAAAGACTGTCAGCCAATTCTGAATCAACTTTCTTTTTGCCTGTTCCGTCACGATATTCGTTGACACTGATAAGACCCTGTTGATACTCGTCCATCAAGTAGCGCGCACGTTCCTGCTTTGCCATGATGAGGATAGGAACGCTTCCCGTATCAAAATCAATATAATACTTTTCATCAAGATCATCCAAAGCACGAGCAAGAGGTTCAAGGTGTGGAAGCATTGTTTCCAACCAAAAGACTCGCAGTTCTTCTGATGCGTTAGAAAAAGTACGCCCTGCAGCGTTTCCGATAACTGATTCAGGTACACCAAACGCAGAAAGTATTTCTTCTTTTTGGATTTGACGCATTTGCGTGTAGGCAGCATCTCGTGGCGAGGCTGAAGTGTCAATATAATCAACACCATCTTCTGATGCGATAACCGTAGTTGAGCCAGTACGACTCAAGTTTCCTCTAAACCTGTTACGCAACTCTTCCTTGTCGTCGTCTTCCATTTCACCACGAACAACAAGAAGTCCACCCGGACGGCCGTCATTGAGCAAATAGTTGCGGTTATAGAGTTTTGATAAGTTTTCTAACTCAATCGCAATTCCTGCCGCCTCCATTGGAGTAATAGAAAGATAAGGATCAAGAGGGTGTGGTCTACGAATCCAAATAACATCACTTGGTTTTAGAATGACTTTGGTTCCATTACGCATATCAACTTCATATCCAGAAACGAATGTCTTGGGATCAGGAATTGGGGCGGTGTGTTGAGGCGGAAGAAGATGAAGGGCGATAATTTGACCGTCACGCCCTCTTACTTTTTCAATAAACACGCCTCTTGAACTCATTAAAAGCTGAGAAGAAACTCTATAGCGGAATATGAAGGAGTTTTCTCCCATATTGGCTTTTGAGTTAAGAATATCTAAAAGCGGATTGTTTTTATTAACAACTTGACCAGTAGGTGAATTGTCTTTACGCAAAATCATCGGCAGTCTGGCTTGGTTTCCAGCAATTGCATCAATACAACGGAAAACCCAAGTTACCTTTTGGACACCTTCACGGTATGCGCGCTCAATATCCCACGAATCCTTGTATGGCTTTCCCGCCATGCCAGCATTGAAAGCAACAGGTGCTCCTACATTAAGAATTGACTTTTGTTGCACACCTTGCAGTGATTTTTCATTAAACGAATTCCACGCCATTATTCACGTCCCAACAGGTATCCGTAGACGCCCGAACAAAGCCCTATGGTTATAAGTCCATAAGGCAATTCTATTAGTGCTGCACCAGTTCCAGTAAAAAGTATAAAAGAAATCATTAATAAGTGAGCATTGCTTTGGCGCATTAAAAACCGTTGGAGCAAATCTTTTATTTTCATGTGTATGTACCTTAGCGCAGTTACTTTCCAATAGTACAGTACATACAGCAAGAAGAAAGCATTATTATGCCCGACTGGAACAAAGTATTAGAATATTTGCAACCGAAGGAGCCTTTATTCTGTCCTGAAGAACCATCAATAACACAAAAGGTTTTCCTACGTACTTACGCAATGGAAGCTCTTTTTGGTGGCGCTGCCGGTGGTGGGAAGTCGTCTGCGTTGTTGATGGCCGCAATGCAATATGTAGATGTACCCAATTACTCTGCAATTCTTTTCAGACGCACCTATGCCGACTTAGCACTTCCTGGTGCTCTCATGGACAGATTCAAAACATGGATTGGCGGACAGGATGAAATTCACTGGAACGCAAACTCTTATGTTGCGACATTTCCGTCTGGTGCAAGAATCTCGTTTGGATATCTAAACAACACGAACGACTATCTTCGTTATAAGGGTTCGGAGTTTCAGTTTATCGGCATGGATGAGGTCACTGAAATTCGTGAATCCGACTACAGATACTTGTTCTCTCGTCTTCGTCGCCCTGCAACGGGCCCTCTTTCTCAGGTTCCTTTAAGAATGAGATCCGCTTCAAACCCTGCACCTAATTGGGTTAGGCAGAGATTTATTGTGGAAGGAAAGGAAACTGGAAGAATTTTTGTTCCTTCTCTTCTGACTGATAACCCTGGAATTGACGCTGATTCCTACCGACAGGCGCTGACTGCTCTTGACCCCGTAGAGCGTCGCCGGCTTGAGATGGGTGATTGGTGGTCAACCACTTTGGGAACTATGTTTGATAGGACAAACTTTACAATTATAGATTCCACAGAAGTGCCAAATGTCACATCAGCAGCACGGGCAGTCCGGTTTTGGGACCTTGCAGCCACCGAACCATCTCATTCAAACCCTAACCCAGACTGGACCGTAGGGACATTGATGATTTTTGATCAGGGAATTGCCTACGTTCTGGATGTCCGCAAAATACGGGCAAAAGGTGAAAAAGTAGAGGCTTTGATTGCCCAAACGGCAGCTGAAGATGGACGAATGGTGGCTATCAGAATTGAGCAAGAACCAGGTTCAAGCGGAAAAGCCCTAATTGACCAATATGCGAGATATGTGCTCCCAGGATATGATTTATCTGGAATCAGAGCGACTGGCGATAAAGTGACCAGAGCAAGACCTTTCAGTGCTGCGGTAGCAAATGGCAATGTGCGGATTGTTCGGGCACCTTGGCTAACTGATTGGTTGGATGAAATGGCATCATTTCCTGAGGCTTGCGACCACGATGACCAAGTTGACTCTGCTGTGGGTGCGTTCACTCATTTGGCTGGCCTGGGGTTGCCTCAGCGCCGTCGTGCCAGTATCATAATGTGACAACTAATATTCTATTTATATATTGAAAGGTTCAAAATGGCCTCTATTAACGACCTGTTTTCCGAATTAATGAAAACAGTCATGGACGCGGAAGATCAGTTAAATGACTTCCTTGCCCAGAATCCATCCCCTGAAGAACTGGCCGATGCCGTAGTTGCTTTGCATTCTATGAAAAATGCGTTTAGTGACGTTTATGGAATGTTTTCAGCACAAGTGATGACCACGCTGCAAAAAGCCAACATTGAAGAAATGGATGCGCATGGTGGAAAGATTGAAATTAAAACATCTTCAGATAGAAAGAAATGGGATCACGACAAACTGATTAACGAAGTCGGGCGTCGTCTTATTCAATCATCGGTTGACATGAGTACTGGAGAAGTGGTACTGTCAACGGAAGACCTCTTAAAAAAGGTTTTGGACTACATACAACCGTCGTATTGGCGGGTTAAAGAACTATCAAAAATAGGTATAAACGCAGATAATTACTGTGAAGTAGGCGACTACAAAACAAGCATTATTGTTAGAAAGGCAAAATAAATGTTAGCAAATACATATCAAAACCTCTACGAGCCATTCGCTCCCGAAGTAGAAAAAAACCTTAGCAAAGGCGGAGCAAGACTTACTTACATTCCAGTAAGCGAAGTGATTACTCGTCTTAACAAAGTTCTTGGACTTGACTCATGGTCATTCAACATTTTGTCATGCTCTCGTGACGCAATTGATCCCGATTACATCGTTGCCCATGTTCGCCTTATGTGGCACACAGATGCAACTCGTCCAGATTCGTGCATTATCCGCGATGGATTCGGTGGTCAAAAGATTAAGCGCACAAAAACCGGCGACATTGTTGACCTTGGTGACGAAATGAAGGGTGCTGTTTCTGATGCACTCAAGAAGGCCGCACAAACGCTTGGTGTTGGTCTTTATCTTGCTCGCAGTGAAGAAGCGCTGAGCGCCGAAGAGCCACCAGAACCAGTAATTGATTCAGCCATTGTGGAACTATGGGACAACTTTGTTCAAGTATCAAAAGGTCTTGACACAGCAGGAAAAACACAACTTGGAAGTTTCTGGAAAACATACGCTGGTTCTCGTCCGAAGCCAACAAAACAAACCGCAACAGTAAAAGATTTAGAAGAACTAATTGGCGAATGCCTGCGTATCTCTTTTAGTGGAGCACCATCTACTGATGAGTGAGTTTATTCTTAAACCACCTCCGTATCTTTCTCCATCTTCAATTTCAACATTTCAACAATGTCCGCTGAAGTATAAGTTTTCTAGAATTGATGGTCTTCAAGATCCGCCAACGGAAGCAACTCTTCGTGGCAACTTTGTTCATAGCATTTTAGAAGATTTATACTCTTTGCCTAAAGATGAACGAACCCTAGATAGGGCAAAGTTGGTTGCTAAAGAATGGTGGGAGATGGAATATGCCGAAAAGATTGCCCCCTATGTAAAGGGAGACGAGGCCGTACGACTCTTTAGATGGAGTTCGTGGTGGTGTGTTGAGAACCTGTTTGCAATGGAAGACCCAACAGCGCTTCATTTTGATGGAATTGAAACCGAACTTAACGACACTATTGATGGTGTTGCCATCAAGGGCTTCATTGACCGATGGAGAAATACTGATGACGGAATTATTGTCGGTGATTACAAAACCGGAAAAACACCATCTCCTAGATATCGTGATGATAAGTACTTTCAACTCCTTCTCTACGCTTATGTGTTGGAAAAACAACTAAATCAAACCGTAAAAGAAATTGAACTACTGTTCATTAAAGACGCAGTTCTTCTCTCAAAAACAGTTACAGATGAAGATAGAGAAAATGTAAGAAGCACGGTGGTGCACATTCGTAAAGAAATTGACTTACGGTGTGTCTCTGGTGAATTTGAACCAATCAAGCACAGATTATGTGATTGGTGTAGCTATAAAAAAATATGTCCAGAATGGAATAAATAATGAATGACGATTCCTTCGCAAGGCTAGTAGCCGAAGAAATCAAAAATAAAGTATCGGATCAACAGCGCGAGTATCTTAAACTTCCAGAAAACTGGGGAAGATGGCAGCGTGCTGTAAGTATTTTATTAAAAAACCTAGACAATCAAGTTGAAGAAATCATAAAAGGCGAACAGCAGGATGTGGCTACATATCAGGCGCTCGGCAGTGAAGGCATAACCCTTATAGCTGAGGTTGTTTCTGATTCAGCAGAGCGCCGAAAGAAGATTGACCGATTTCGGTTTCATGTTGCTCACCGTCTTGACGAGATAACACGGATGATTGCTATGTCCACCGATCAGGTTGAAGAACGAATGAAAACTGTTGAGTTTTTACGTCGTGCAATCAAGTCACACAAAGACCTTATGTACGAATATGACCTTGAAGAAACTGCTATTGATACCGCACTATGGGCAACACTTGACGGGTATTGGACATTTGACGATATTGACGAACACAGTATTTTGGGATAAAAATGGCAGAATCAGTAAACTCTACAAATACGCCGATTGGAACTCTTATTTTGAGATATCTAAAAATGAAAAACACCACTGGTGCAAGCGCTTCCCAAATACTTGGAATGTTCCCTCACCGATTTTCTAAACCTTCGCGGGTGAACGAAAGATTGACTGATCTTCACTCCAAAGGTTATATTAAAAAGAAAAATTCTATGTGTTGGATAATCACACCCATAGGAACAAATTTTTTGCAGCGCTATGCTAAAAAGTCCGCATTGCAGGGATCGGATTAATATGTACATATTTGTAGATATTATTTTGTTTTGTTCAATGTTTTTTCTTGGAGTTTTAGTGGGGAGTTCAAAATGGAAGGACTAACAATGCAGGAAAAACTTCTAGAAGAACTTAATCAAAAACTATTAAACATTGAGCAGTTTGTTGATTCAACAAGCAATAAAGATTTAAAAGAACTATTCTCTTCTGTTATTGATTTAACCGACGAGTATGTTGGTTTCATAGACAAAATCAACAAACTTGAATCGCTAGTAAGTGCAAAAGATGCAGAAGTTCAACGCCTCTCCCAGATAGCAAAGTACTAGGCAGATGCCAAGACAGAGAATGTTTCTAGATATGAGTTGCGTTGATGCGGCCCGTCAACGAATAAGGCACATATATGATACTTTTGATACTGTTTGCGTTCAGTTTTCTGGAGGAAAAGATAGCACAGCAGTGCTTTATTTGGCTAAAGAAGTTCATGAAGAAAGAGGACTCGGGCCAGTCAAAGTGATTTTCCGAGATGAAGAAATGGTAAGCCCTAAGGTTGTTGAGTTCGTAGAAAAAGTACGAGATTATGACTGGATTGACATGGAATGGTACTGCCTTCCGGCTGGTCAAGAAATTTGGATTTTGGGTCGCCGTGAATACTGCTTACTGTGGTCGCAAGCTCGGGCAGATAGAGGTCTTTTGGTTAGGGACATCCCTAAAGGTGCAATCACCGCTAAACACTTTGGCATTGATCCGTATTTTCCAGCGCCAGAAGGTCACGACTATTACACAATGCAGGGAAAAATGGGAAGAACTGCGTTTCTTAACGGTGTCCGTGCAAATGAGTCAATGATTAGATACAGATCGTGTGTTCAGAAACTCCACGAAAACTACATCGTTGCGCCTTTCAAGGTTAAGAAGTCAATACCTCTAAGGCTTGCAAAAGTAATTTACGACTGGACAACTGATGATGTCTTGAAATTCATCACAGAAGAACACGGTGCTGAGTACTGCGAGTATTACGACCTTGCTTCACTTACTGGAAGCAATACGAGAATTGGAATACCTTTGCATTCTGTAGCGATACGGAGAATTGGTGATGTTGTTTCAACTGAACCTGAATTTTATGACAAGCTTTTTGATTGTTTTCCACAAATAGATGCACAGCGTCGGTGGTGGCCTGAGTTCAACATTGAGAAACTTATCGCCTCTTACGCCAAAAATGGTTATGACGGGGTTCGTGATTGTATTGAGCAAAATATGCTCACTCCTGGAATCAAAAATGCAGCGTATAAATTTGCTGGAGAATTTAGGAAAAAGCAAACTAATGATCCTTTTGGGTTTCCAACAGATCATTTGCTTCGCATTTTGTTGCTTAATGATTTTCAGGCAAACTCTCCTTCGCCTGTCGGTCCAGGAACAAGAGCGCACACGATGAGAATGATTGCTAATGAACAAATGGAAGAAAATTTATGAAAATTGTATTTATGTCTAACTCTGCTTTAAAGCCAGCTGATTGGCGAACAACTTATTTGTTAAAACCAGATTTTAATTTATTGCGTGAATCAATGATGGATTATGGGTGGGCGCAACCAATTGTCGTTCAGGAGAAAACTTCTACAATTATTGATGGTTTTCACAGATGGGCGATAGCTCAAGAAGATAAGTTCATCAAGGTTCACGGAGATCAAGTTCCTGTTTATTTTAAAGACATTGATGATATTGATTCAATGATTATGCATATAAGACTCAACAGAGCAAGGGGTTCAATTCTTGCTAAAAAAATGTCAGACATAATTATTGATATTTGTGTAACTGGAAAATACGACACAGAAGAACTATTGACACTTTTGGGTCTCACCGACGATGAACTTGACTTAATGCTTGCGCCCAATTTAATTAAGCATCGCAAGGTTCCTGAGCATAAGTATTCACGAGCCTGGATTCCTATTGAGGCACCCAAGATTGATGAAAAAAATGTACCTAAATTTGAACGACCACCTAATTTAGATAGATAAATACTTTACAGTCATTTTATGGTATCGTTGAGGCAAGTCCGATCGGAGGATTTTATGCCCAACTCCACAATGACACGCGATATTGAGCTGTTCACACGTCCAGGCGGCGGAAGAGAACAAAGAATAATTGAGCGCCCTCTCTACATCAATGGACGGCGTGTTCCCGGAAACGCAGAAGCCTATAACCGTACCCCAGGTACTGCCCCAGGCCTAGTTGCCGCAAGACGAGCAGGCGAAATTGGCGGAAGACGAGGAAGACCAGGCCGTGGTGCCGCTGCAGGAGCAAGGGCTGCTGGTAGAGCAGTAAGAAGATAAACCTTCTCGGTTTATTTCTCCCCTTATTAAGGTAATTCATCATGCTTGTAAGCGTTTCACAATTAGCAACATATATGGATATTCGGTTCAGTAACAGGCAGGAAACCGCCGCTGAATATGTCCTTGAAGGTCTACAAAGCGAACTTGAGTCCTACCTGCGTCGTCCTATAGAGCTAACGGATTTTGAAGAGACTTACGTTCTTGAATCAAACTTTGTTGGCGTACCGATGTCGTCATTTTTCTCAAACGAAACCTCCGCATCAGATGACTCTATTGGGATGGTCACATACGCTCAACCTCCCCAGACTATCTATATTCGCAATTCTCCAATTGTTTCAGTACAAAAAGTAACTGTTTCTAATCTGAATGAAACTGGTCGTCTTCTTGGCGAAGCAGTAATAAGAAATGCAAATATTACTTCGGTAACTGTTGCTGGAACAACTGTCACATATACGGCTTCTAACCACGGTTTTACTGTCGGGCAAAAAATTAAAGTGAGCGGTTTGAGTACTTCTGCTCTAAATCTTTCATCTAATGTTATTTCTTCTGTTGCTACCAACACTTTCACGGTGACACAGAGTGGTCTTACTGCGGGAACTTTTGCTCAAACTGGAACGGTTGTTGCATTAGGTAATGATTACACCGTGAGAAGATTTGGAATTGACTGTTATCGTGGTTTTGCCAACGACATCATCACCATCTCCTACAGAGCAGGTTTAGCCGGAGATGGAATAAAGGTTTTTCAGTTAATGATATTAAGAGCAGCTTCAAGAGAAATGCAGAATATGCATGACGACGTGGTTGGTATTAAGGATTTGAATCCTCGTGAAGTTGCACTTCAGGAAACAGGATTTTTGGAAAAAGAACTTGCTGCGGTTAAAAGATGGCGAAGAACTAGGGTCGCATAAATGAGTCTTAGCATGAATATTTCTTGCAATGCGGATAACGCTATTAGGCGTATGGATCAAATGATTCGCAGATCTCAAGACTTTCGTCCAGTATTTGGTTGGGCAAAAGGTTATCTAAAAAGAGCAAACGCCTTAAACTTCACTACTTCAGGACTCATGGTCGGTGGATGGGATCCTCTAGATGCTCGCTACGCCGCTTGGAAGGGCGTTCGTTATCCAGGAAAGCCAATACTTCAGCAGTCAGGGGCACTTTTCAAGAGCCTTTCTGACCTCAATGGCCCAGAGAACCATATTGGTTTTACCAGAGCTGAATTTGGAACCTCGGTTGAGTACGCAAAATTCCACCAATATGGAACATCAAAAATGGCTAAGCGTCAAGTAGTTTTTGAACCACCGTTTTTTGCAAAAATGCTAGGAATGAAAACACGTGAACATGTCGTGGGAAATGATATTTCATAATGACTGATTACTTAATGCAGGGACCACAGTTCGCTAAGCAATATGTGAGCGATTATCTCAAAGCTGACATTCCTGGAAGAATGCTTAGGTACAGAAATGGTTGGGATTTGGATGACGAAACCCTCCCCGATCCGCTTCTCTATCTTTCCCACGAACCTATAGCCCTTGATCATTGGCCAACTTTGATTACGGTATCAATTTCAGCCAATAGGTTTGACCAGTCTGGTTTTACATATACAGGCGATGCTGTTTACCGTGTCACATATTCTATGCGTACTTATGTTTGGACTAGAAGTGATAGTTCTGAAGAAGTAACGTTAATGAGAGACAGGCTTACGACGGTGGTTCGTTCTGCGCTTCTTGATGTTCCTTCGTTGCAAACGTTAAACGACGCAAATGGAGACTACGAAGCCTATATTGATTCGTCTAGTATTACTGAGGAATTTTCTGATTTAACTATGTTAAAAGGCGACCGGGTTCTTGCAGGTGCTTATATAGGGTATGATTTAGTAATCAATGAAATTGTTTATCGCCAGCAAATTGCAATGGTAGACACTTATGAAATTGAGATGCTAGACATGGATCCAAGCGAAGGTTGATTGGGAAAACTTATGAATACATATCAAGAATATGAAGGAAAACTAGTCACCCTTCTTAATGGTTCAATCAGTTCAACCTCATACAACGAAGCAGGAGATCGCCTAGATAACGGCAAAAGTGTTTCTGTTGAGTGGAATCCAGTAGCCTTAGCCAATGTGCGAAAAGGCCATTTAGTCGTTGTTGATGTTGTTATTGAGCAAGAAACAGACACAAAATCAACAAAAAAAACATCTTCAAAAAAATCTACTGAAGTTACAGAAGAGCCGATTCAAGAACAAACCACACCTGTTGAAGAAACAAAAGAGGAAATTGTTGAAGAAGTAAGTTCTGATACTACAGAAGTTCCTGAAGAATCGGTTGAATAAATGTATACTCGCAGTAAGGACTGACGAGGCCAATTTAATCGTCCAAACATAATTTACGGAGGATGGCGGATGCCCGGAGTAACAATCAACACAGCAATCAGAACAGGTGCTTCGGCATCTACCACTGCACCAGGGGCAACATTTTTTGTTGTTGGTGAAGCGGAACGCGGTTCAGATACTTTTGCTGTTGCATGTACAAGTATTGACGACTACACGACCGCTTTTGGCGATTTCGTATCTGGTAAGTATCTTTACCAAAGTGTTTACACATTTTTTGAAGAGGGTGGCTCTCTTTGTTATGTAGCAAGAGCTACTAAGAGCACTGGTTCAAACGCCAAAGCTTCTTTGGGTTTGATTTCCACAGGATCTACTGTTGCAGTAACACTCACTGCGGCTGGTCGCGGCGACTGGGGCGAGAATATCACTGTTACTGTAAGCGCGGCTGTTTCTGGTGTTTACACATTTACCATCTTGTATGAAGGTGAATCAATCTTCACTGGTGGATATGAAAACTCTGGAGCTTTTGTTGATGCAGTCAACAACAGTGCTGTTCTTAAAAACTACGTAACAGCAGCCACCACGAATCGTGCAAATACCGCTTTTGTTACTGTTTCTACAGCCGCTGCGCTTGCTAACGCAGGAACTGACGGTGCCGCCACAACAGCAGATTTTATTTCTGCTCTTGCTCTTTTCACAGAAGATCTTGGCACTGGTTGTGTAGCCATTCCTGGTGTGGTTGATACCGCAACTTCAACAACACGTGAAACAGATTTCTGGAACCCTATCAAGACACATTGTGTGGCAAACAACAGAGTTGCTCTTCTTTCGTTTGAAGAAACAGACGATGCAAGTACTGTTGCCACGATGTCAACTGGTTATGTGGGTGACGATCATGAGTACCTTGCGATGTACTATCCGTGGATCACGATTCCTTATCTTGGTAACTCGATTAGTATCTCTCCAGAAGCATATGTTGCGGCTGCTCGTTCAAAAACTGTTACCGCAACTGGAACTTGGGAAGCTTACGCAGGTGAAGTTACAATTCCGAAATTTGTTAATGGAGTTGTAACCGTTGTCGGCAGAACAACCGGTGATACTCTTGATGCTGCTTATGTTAATGCAATCAGAATCATTAACGGCGATGTAAGAGTTTACGGTGCTCGTTCTCACTCAACGAATGTTGCTCAGTTCAGATTTATTACAAATAGAGACACAATCAACTACATCGTTGACAGATGTGAGCTTCAACTTGAATCACTCATCTTTTCTTCTATCAATGGAAGACAGACACTTTACGGCAACATTGAATCAGCAATTCAAGGAGTTCTTGAACCAATCAGACTTTCTGGTGGTTTCTACGAAGGATTTGATTCTCGTGGACGTCGTACAGACTATGGTTACACCATTGCGGTTAATGATACAATGAACCCGGTTTCACAACTCCAAACAGGTCTTATCAAAGCCCAAGTTGGAGTTCGTATCTCAAGTGTTGGTGACAAAATCACTGTAAACATCATCAAGTCAAACCTGACAACTAACCTCGCCTAAGACGGAGAACCACCATGACATCAAACTCTAGCGGAACTGCATACAACATTAGAAATAATGCTGCAAAGATAGCTCCACAACGCCAAATTGTTGCTTCTATTAGCCCGTCACCTAATCAGGCAGACACAACGCTTGGGGAGATGCCAACATTTGCTGAGTTTTTTGCTCAAGTATCTGGCGGTGAAATTCAAGCACAGGTTGAGAAGGTGTACCACGGTGGGTCAAAGTGGCCATCCATTGTTACGGCTCCAGCAGAAGTAGGAGACATAACTCTCACTAACTACGCAGTTGCGGATACTGTCTTTATTGCAAACATGCAATTACTCCGTCAGCTTGTTGGAAGAATTTATTACGACATCACTGTCAAGGTACTGAACACTGGTATTGCATTGGTTGGAAACGACAGATTCTATGGTCAGGCTCTTTTGGTCGGTCTTACAGAACCAGACGGCGATGCTTCAAGCGGAACCCCTGCCACTTTTGGTCTGACTTTCATGATCTCTTCAGTTGCGGTTCCAACGACTGCACCAGCATAATTAAATTTTGATAGTTCCGGTTGTTACAAACCGGCCATGATAATGTCACTTTCATGGATACACCTTTCACAATCATGCCAGCAGACGACACCCCCGGTGCGTCAAATGAGCCAACAATCCTTGCGCAACTCAAAAAAGTTATTGAAGGAAGCGTAAAGCGTCCTGATATCTTTGTTGAAGTTCCAGAGCGACCCGGCGTTACCGTCCGCGTTTCACCCAACGTTACTCAGCATCAGTTGAAGTCTTGGAGAAAAAACGCAGGAGAAGAAAGCAAATCAGGGATGGACACCCTCAAGTTTGCTTGCTCAGTTATCGGCCATACAACCACAGGTATCGCATTTAATGGCGAAATAGTTACTGATGGCAACGGTTATGAAGTCAACTTTGCTTCTCCAGAAATCCTTGAAATGACCAAGACGACACGCGCTCTTCCTGATTGTGTTCGTGCCTTCTTTGGTCTTGAACCCCATGTTGAAGCTGCTGCGGTGGCAATCATGGAAGCATCTGGATATGGGGACTCGGTGGAAACTATGGACCCTACGAAGGGGTCATCCAATTCTTAACTGAAGATGTGCGGGTAATTTCTGCCGCACGCTTAGGTGAATTGTTTGGTACTGACCCCATCAGAATCCTTGATGGTGATGATACGGAGTGGTTGATAAGAGTAGCGTGTGCTAAAGTTATTGGAGATGATAGAGAGCGCGCTTCTAAGGAGAAGTAGTTAAAACTCGTATTATATTTAATACTTCGGAGTGCATATGGCTGAGAATGTCACAATTAAAATTGACGTTGATGCCGATATTGCCAGTATCACCGCAGTACGCGCAGCTCTTAACGCAATGTGCAGTGAAGTTGATGACTGCACCAAAACGATGGATAAACATCGTAAGAAGATGGATGAAGTTACATCCACTCACGACACTCTTGAAAAAGGCACAAACAAAAACAGCAAGGCGCTAAATAGTCATTCTGGTGCAACTAAGAATGCGACTAAAAATCAGGATAGTTTTCTGAAAAAACTTTTTCATGTTAACGACGCAACCAAGACCCTTCTGGGCGGATTGCACAAACTCATAAAATTTGGCATTAAACCAATGGCTATTGAAATGGCCGCTGCAGCGCTTGCTATTGGGGCGTCGGCACTATTGTTTAAGTCGGGCGCAGCGGTCGCTAAAGGGTATCAATTAGCTCTATCAGGTGTTGCTTATGCAATAGTTGCGGCAACGGCTGCTTTTGCCACATTCTTAGCAGCTCAGAGAGAGTTTGCGTCAACTTCTTTTGCTCCAATGTTTGCTGATGGGGCAACAAATACAGCCAGTAGTGTTGAGGCTGCTTCTTCCGCAATGAAGATGTTTGTGGATGATGCTCAATTAGCAGTACTTGGATCAAAGTCGCTTACCGCAGCCTTCTCAACCCTCTCCAAGCAGGGACCTGTCACTGGTAAAACAACCGCAGCTTTTAGAGCCTTAGCGGATGTTACAAGCGGTATGGGAGGGGACATAGGCAAGAACTCAGAAGAACTAGCAAAGTTTATGGCTGAGTACCAAAAGCGCGGAACATTTGGTTCCAAAGTTCAACAAGCCGGTAAAGCGCTTGGCCCAGAGTTCACGAAAATACTTAAAGAAGCAAACGCTCAGGGAATCAACACTTATGACAAGTTTGCTGAAGCTGCTGTTAACGGAACACTAGGAGATACTTTCAAAAAGTACTCTGGTCAACTTGGAAACATGAACAACACGCTTGTTGGTCAAGCAAAGGGTGCCTTGAGTGAAATCAAGGGAATGTTTGTTGAAATGGGTGAACCTCTTCTCGGGCCGGTCAAGCAAATTTTCCAACAAATGACGGGCGACATAAGAGTCTTGTTCATGCGCATCAATGCCGAAATGGGTGGCGTAGTAAATGGCGGAACGCTTCAGAAACTTGCCGATGGTTTTGGAAAAATAACCAATGCTATTGGAAGACTAATTGAGACACGTGTTCCTGACGCTACGAATGCTCTTGGAAGATTGAGTGATGGTTGGAAAACCTTTAGTAACTTAGCCAGTAGAATAGTAGAATGGTTGCGTCCTTTGCAGGATGCTGCTTCTGGTATCTGGAAAGCTCTTTTACCCGCTTTGCGCGCTGTTGCTTCAAGCTTTGGTGGAACCGTTGATCAGATTGCCATGTTCTTTACTGACAAATCGTTTTTAGACAATTTAACAAAATTTTCTATGGCATTTGCCGAAGTTTATTTGGCACTTTCTGATATTGGAACACAAATAAAAGACGCCTTTGTTAAAGCTCTTCCAGTTATGACTATTGTTGCAAAAGTAGTTGCTGCAATTCTTACAGCAATGGGAGCGCTGCTTTCCCTAACAAACAAACTCCCTGGAGCTCTTGGTGGTATAGCAACATTAGGCGCTGCTTTTATCGGTATGAGGGCGCTCAAAATGGGCGGGGCACAAGTTAAAGGAAAAGTTGGTGGAGCACTCAATGCTGGCGCTTCAAAACTAACTGGCGGTACAGGTGCCATGCCTGGCGTTGCTTCTTCCACGGGCACAATGAATGTCACGGCTGGTTCTGTGTATGTAAATGGAACAGGAGTCACTGGAGGCGCAGCGGGGACTGTTGCGAATACAGCAGCGACACGTGCAATAGGTGGTGCTGGTGCTGCTGGACGAATGAGTATGGGTCAGCGATTTGGTAACTATAGATCAAGAGTTGGTGGTGAATTTCAAAGAATTAGAGGAGGAATAGGACAGATTGCTTCACCTAGCAATGGATTGAACCGACGTGCAAATTTTGGGAACATGTTTTTTCCACCTACTACAACTCCAGGTCTTGGAGCCAGCGCAACAGGATCTTTAAATTATGGACAAAGAGCCGCTAATGCTTTTCAGGGTTCTCGCTATGGTGGAGCAAGCATAACTCAATCTTTAAAAAATTCCCGAAAAGCTGTAGGTAGACAGTTCGCAGCATCTGGCGGCATGGGCAATGTGGCAAGTAAGGTTGGCAATATTGCAGGAAACCCAATGGCGCTGATGATGGGCGGTCAAGCAATAAGCGGTCTTGATGTCGGTGGAAAACAAGGAAACGCTGTTACTGGTTCTGCTGGCAGTGCAATGCAGATGGCGGGTATGGCAAAAATGATGGGTGCTTCTGGTCCAGCTGCAGCGATACTTGCTGGTGGAACCGCTGCTTGGAAACTTGGTGGAGCGGTTTCTGCTGGAATGTTCGGAAACAGCGACAGCAATGTTGCAAAAGCCGGAGGAGGACTTGCTGGTGCAGCCACTGGTGCGGCAATTGGTGCAACTATCGGAAGTGCGGTTCCTGTTTTAGGAACAGCCCTTGGTGCGGCTCTCGGTGGTGCTATTGGTTTTGCGGCAGGAGTTTGGAACGCTGGAAAATACAACAAGCAAGCACGTTCAGCAGCTAAAGAATTTATTGCTGGTTATGCAACACGCCTAGATGATGCCATGAGTGCTGGCGACCTTGAAGGTGTTCAGTCTGCTGTTGACAATGTTTACGCAGATGCCGCTGCTGCTGGCAAAGGAAACATTGATGTTTACAACAAGGAAATTGAAAAGCGCAAAAAAGAAATTGATGCACTAAGCAAAGGCGCATCTAATTATTCTAAAAATGCTGGATTGTTTCAAATAGTATTTGGTGCCGACGCAAAAGAAATGGTAAAGATTGCGAACAAGGCCGGTGTTGGGATAGATGGTCTCAAAAAAGGCATTGTCGGAGTTATGGATGTTGCCAAAAAAGCGGGAATAAATCTTACGGAAAAAATGGCTCCCGGTTTAGCTAACATGAATGCCCAAATGCTTGACGCAAAAATGGCATTGTTTGACGCTCCTCTTCAAGCTCTTGACATGCAGAATCAATTTGACTCCATGCAGGACAAGATTGCAAGCGGTGATACAAGCAAATCCACGATTATTCAGTTCTTAAAAACAGGATTTCAACGTGGTTACGCTTTAACTGGAAGTTCTTCAAAAGCAACAGTAATGCTGGAAGACACGATGAAGTCTCTTGCGGATGTAATGCCTGGACAGATTGACAAAATAATGGAAGTTGCGTCTGAGATTGGTGTTTTTGATTCAAAGAGAGAGTCGGAATCGTTTATAACATCCAAGGGTTCTACATATTCTTCAATATTTGGCGAAGCCATAAGGAATTCGGGCGTAGAGGGAGTTTCGGATACTCAAATTTTGACTCAAATAGGTAAAGTTATTGCGGAAGGTGGAGCGGGTGCTTCGGTTGCAATGGATGACCTTTTAAATAATGTTTTGTTAGGAAAATCATCAGGTAAAGATATTCTTGCTTTCCTTAACACTGGATATTTGAATACTCCTAATCCTGGTGCACAGGGGAATGATGTTCTTCCGAGTGGAAAAAGAGTTGCTCCCGTTGATCCAAGTTCGCTTTCTACACAGGTTGCATATGCACCAAATATTCAAATTAGTGGTGTTATTTCTGTTGATGATAAAGCAGCACAAAAGGTCATTACTGATATTGTTGATGCGCAGTGGCTAAAAATAAAAAGACAAAATCAAGGTGCTAAATAATGCCTGACAATAAAACTATTATTAATAAAAGAAACAATAAGGTAAGTGGAACATCTGTTTCAACAATCAGTATACCTTTGACTGGTGCCGCACTATTGGCGTTTAATGAGACTCAAGCGCAAATCAGAACCACCAAGAGCAGTCTAGTTAGTAGTAACTCTTTTACAAGTACTTATAATATGAACATAGATCCATATATGAGGTTGCTAAAAAATGTTGAAACTGATGAGTTTTACGATTTTTATTTTCCTTTTTCCCCTGGTGAAATATCATACGAACAACTTTCTAATGAAATAGTTGAAGTCCCCAGAGCCGGCAGAACACCGTTGGTTATGTATAAGTCACAAAAGTTAATGAAACTTAGTTTTGAGTTTATGCTTGCGGTTCCTTTTGACGGTATGGTTGAATCAGTTAGTGATTCAATAGAACTGTTAAGGAAAATGGCTACGGACACAACCCGAAGTGTTCAATTTTTTAATTTTGACGATATGCTTACTAAGTCGTTGTTTTTATCTAAAGCACCTGTTACTTCTTTTTCAATAGTAGAAAGAACGAATAGGTTTTTTATTGCAGATCTTACAATTAGTAGTATTAGGAGAAATGCTGACAATCAGGTTACGAACGCAAATGTAAGCATTTCTTTTATTGAAAACAGAAACCCAGATATAACAATTGTTGATATTCCAAAATTTAGAAAAGATCCTGTTCTTACTTGTCCTCAAAAATGCAAAAAGAATAATAAACCAGGCGCAAAAAGAACGGCATGTATAGCAAAATGCTCTAAACCCCAACAAAAGCCATGCACTCTTCCAAAAGTGAGTTGCATGATGGATTCGTCAGGTAGAAATCGTAAGTATATTAAAGGGAAAATCACCACCGAACCATGCCCAGTGTGTAAGAGTAAATAAAAATGCTTCATATAAGTGATTTACATATAAAAAAACCAAACGGCAAAGCTGATTTTAATGAATCAATAACATCAATGACGGTTAACTGGACAATGGACGGAGCTTCGCGTTTGGAAGTTGATGTTGTTGATAAAGGTTTCAAAATGCTTAGAAATGATTATTTTGAGCTTGACACCGTATACGAATGGGGCACGCGTGATTTTTTGCTGTCAACAATCAGTGTTCGTCAAGGAGATGGTGATTTTGCTGTGATTTCTCTTGAATTGTTTGAATCAAAATGTCAACAACTTAAAAACAATAAAAATCCTGGATCTTTCAAAGCGTTAAACGGTTTTCAGTATGCGGCAAATGTCGCCGCAAAAATGAAACTTGAATTTGTAGGAGAGAGAGTCAAGGGAGATCAACAAGCGATTCAGGTTAAAGCGAAAAACAATAGGGAGAGCGTGTGGCAAGTGCTTCAACGTACCGCTCAAGAAAACCAGTATGTGTGTTTTATAGCTAATAACACATTGTTTTTTGCATCCCCTATGTATCTTTTAGGAAGGTGGGGGGTTGATTCTAAAAACTATCAACCAAAAGGGGAGTCGTCTGCCCGTAAATTTAGTTATGTTCCACTTGAATGGCCGACCCCAGAAAAAGAAAAAAGATTTTTATTGATGCAAATGCCAAAACTGCAAATAGCTAAAGATATGCCCACGAGTGGTTCTGGTTCTGCTTTAGTCTGGAGAGATAATGGATATAAACTTAGGGCTGGAATGACATGTATCATTCGTGGCATTAGTCCCCAATTTAATAAGCCCTATTTGATAACTTCGGTTGAGTACAAAGTTGACGAACCAGAACCTGTGGCTATTGAATTTGCTACTGTTGATAAAATTTCTAATCCAGACACGAGAAACCTTGATGAAGTAGAAGATGACCCACCAACGAATGAAGTTATTATTGGAACCGAAGGTGATTAATAATGTTTAAATCTGATCCTTTTCGTAATATACAAGCACCTGAGAGTCCTGCGGTTCTTAAAGAACCTGGCATATATGTTGGGGTTGTAAAAACAGTTGATGCGACAACTAGAACGGTGACTGTAATTGTTCCTGCGGTAGCGGATCAGAATACTGCCCTTGGCCCAGCAAGAGTGATGGCACCAATAGCTAGTGGGACACCGGCAATGCCAACTATTGGAATGAAAGTTGTTGTGGCTTTTTTAAATAACTCATACGATACTCTTGTTGTGTTGGGCAAATATGTTTGATATGAGAGAATAGATAAATGGACACAATTAGAACCCCGCTTTCTTTCAATAGCGACGGAACAACAAAACATTATGTCGTTGGAACTGACGACTATTATGCGCATCTAATAAGACAGATAACTCTCATACAGCCTGGGGAGTTGCCTCTGACTGTTAACTATGGAGTTGATGACCCTTCATTTGCTGAAATCAAGACGGCTACCATTAGGGAAAAAATACATAAATATGTGGATAATGTTAATATAACGAAGGTTGCTGTTCAGCAATCCGATTCAGGTAATGTTAATCTATTGATTAGCTTTGAGGTAGTTTAAAATGTCGTCACCAGATTTTTCTCAATATGTTGATTTAACTCTTTACGATGTTGAACCGCAAGATGTATATAGTGCTGCTTTAACATACGCACAAACAGCACTTCCTGAATTTATTCCCGTAATTGGAACAGTAGAAGACGCAGTACTTCAGGCAACAAGTTATATGACATACATTCTTGCCGCCGGAATCAACAGAGTGCCCAACGGACTGATGGAAGGCATTATTAAATTAATGGGCTTCTCTAGACGTGAAGCAACATTTGCTACTGGTTCAGCATTGTTTACACTTAGCGTTAACACTGGAACAACAATTCCAGAAGGCACAATCATTGCCTACACCACGACGATTGACAACGAAGTTGTTGCCTACTCTTTTGCAACCACGACAGACACGATTGTTCCATCTGGCAGTGACACGGTAAGCATTGCTATTGAAGCAACAGAAGAAGGACAATATCCCACTCTTTTAGATACGCAACAAATGATTTTAATTTCTTCCGTGCCGACCATCTTGGAAGTTTCCCTTGATGCCGACATCGTAAACGGTATCAATTCTGAAACAGATGCTCAATATTTTGACAGAGCAGCACAGTTTCTTTCTTCAACAAATACTTCACTAGCAACAAAAAGACAATTAGTTAACTACATTGCTGCAAACTATCCTACTGTCAACATTTCCGCCGTTTACGATACTACTAACTCTGCTGGCAATCTTTTGTTTGCAACCGCTGCGGCACCTGGATATGTAACCATTGCTGTTGCTCAAAGTGATGGCACAGCACTGGGTTCAACCATCAAAAACGCACTTCAGGCAGATGTAGCAGGAAAAGCAATAGCTGGCTTAACTGTCGGAGTGATTGACCTCTCTTCGTTTTCATGCTCAATAGCAGTTTCAATTGCTGTTGTTTCTGGATATACGCCCGCAACTGTTCAAGCAAGCGTTGCTGACGCTGTTGAGTCATACATTTCTCCCTTGGGGTGGGATCAGGAACAAACAATTAACCCCAACAAAATTGTTGCCTTAATTGCTGTTCTCCCAGGAGTTGGATATGTTTCCAGTGTTACCTTAACAATTCCTACATCTCCAGCAAACGTGACACTAGCTTCAAATGTAATAACCATTGCAAAAAAAGCATATTTTCCGGTAGGAATTGCCACCGTAACGGTGATTTAAAATGGGTTTCACTACCACTTTAATGAACACTGGGAGCAGTGTATTCACTTCTTCAGTTGTGCCACCATCTTTTAGATGGTCTTTTACTAATGCAACTTCAACAATAGATTTGAATGAATACAAAACAGCCGGATACGGTTCAATCTTTGTAGAAGCAGTTTCTTCCAGCACTTACACCTGCACGTACAACAAAGCGTTTACGACTGGTTGGACAACAACAAGCCTCACTACTGATGGTGTGCGCGGATCAAAAATTGATTTTTTTTGTTTCATAAAAACATCAGAAACAATATCTATTTCGGCACAAGTTAACCTTCATCAAATTACTTCTGGAGGCAGTGAAGTCAACCTGATTTCAGGAGAAGTATTTAATACTAGTATTTTATCGGGTGACTGGACATTAGTCAGGGCAACAAGCGGTCTTGTTCCTGAAGACACGAACACGTACTCAATAGAAGTGGTTCTTTCAGTAACGGCCACAACTACCAATAGTGATATTTATATTCACAGACCTGTAATTTATAACAGATATGCATTTCTTGAAAACAATGCGATGGTAGAAACGCTAGATAATGTTCCAACAGTTTTTCATGAAGACGATTCACAGTATAACGATTCTTTATTATCGCACCCATTTTATAGACTCATGGACATATTGACAGCCTCAATGGATGACATACTTTCGTTAATAACAACAATACAATACAACGATATTTCAGATGGTTACGATGTTGCTATTCCTGAAACAAAAAGTATTTTAATTGATGCAGATGTGGTGGCTCGTGGTTATACGGATTGGTTAGCGCAATTTGTTGGAGTAAAACTACAAAACCCCTCTGGTATAGCAACCCCTTGGGAGAACTTGCCAGGAACATGGAATGGTATTGACTTAATTGACACGGTTGATTCGGCTGGTGACTCTGTTCAATGGAAACTTCTTGAAGCGTACAATCCTGAACCTTCTAACCTTTTAGAATTTCTACGTTGGCAAATAAAATATGCATATACGGGAATTAATGCAGGTTCAAGAAACTCTGTTATTAATGCCGCAAAATGGATGTGCACGGGGACTAAGCAAGTCAATTTGACCTGCGATGTTGCAACGACTCCATTTGTTCTTGCGGTTACAACAAAATTGTCTGAATTTTCAATTCCAGATACCGACTATGTTGTCGGTGACGACTCTCAAGAGATAATAGACATTTTAAATGAAGTTAAGCCTTTGGGCTACACAATTACCCATAGTTTTATTTCATAGTTGTATACTAGGTAGGTTCAGGAGAATATATGGCAGCGACACAAAGCAACTCACCTCGGTTTAGTTTATACACATGGGGATCAAGCTCTGACGACTTCACTCGTGAACAAATGACTTTATCGCATGAAAATGTTGAATCATACGGTGCGTTATTCTTAACGGGAGCTGGTGCCCCGAGCACTGCAAACAACACAACAGAGCGATCCATATTCTGGGACTCAACCAACTCTCATCTTTATTTTCGTGGAACAAGTGGAACGGCGTGGACGAGAATACCTTTCTCTTTCGGTACAGGAATAGTTCAAATAACAGCCGGAGCAACCCTTAGTGGTGGTTCTGGATTTGACCTAGCACGAGCCAACCATGTTCATAGTGTTTCTACAGCCGCGGCTTCAAGTCTCGGTTCGGCAAACGCAGAGGGTTCATCTTCTTCTCTTGCTAGAGCTGACCATGTTCATACAATTGCGGCCGGCCACATTGTTGACGCAATGGTTTCTGCAACTGCGGCTATTGCTGGTTCAAAAATATCTGGTGCGGTTCCTACTGCAAGTGCTTGGGCGACAGGAAGAACCATCACCCTTGCGGGGGATTTAACTGGCTCTGTTACTCTTGACGGAAGCGCAAACGTCACGCTTACAGCAGTTGTCGTTGATGAAAGCCATGCTCACGCAGCTCAATATCAGCCTGTTGACGCCGACCTGACGGCACTTGCAGCACTCTCCACTACGGGAATTGTTGCCCGAACAGCATCTAATACTTATGTTCCACGAAGCATTGCAACTTCTGGAACTGGCATAAGTATTTCTAACGGTGATCTTGTTTCTGGCAATGCAACAATCACCCTCAACAGCGATACTACGGCAACCATAAATACAATCGTTTTACGAGATTCGGCTGGTCGGTTCCGTGCGGTAGATCCATCACATGTGTCAGATGTGGCTACAAAAAACTACACCGACACAGCAGACGCCCTCAAAGCCAACTCAGCAGATGTTTACACAAAAACAGCAGTAAACAACGCAAAACTTTACCAGTATGGAAACACCACAAGCGGACAAGGCGTAGGACTTCCAACAGACGCCGCTCGCGTCACGCCACGCATATATGTCCAAGCAACCGAGCCAACATACCCATCGGGTCAGGTTGCGGTAACTGGCGACATTTGGTTTGAAATCTAATGCCCGCCTGCCGCGTTTTCATTGATAATGAATGGAAACTAGTTAAGAATTTCTATATTAATAAAGATGGTTTTGGATTTGTTCCTCTTGAGTCAATTAAAGTTATGTCTGATACTGGATGGGTTATTGTCCAGTCAGAAGGATGGACAACGCTTCTGTCTAGCGAACTTGTTGGCATCTAATGGGAGACACCGCAAACACTATTTTTACGATTGTTGGGTTAATTACCGCAACCATTTCGGCGTTTGTAGTTTTGAGAGGTCAAAATCTTAATTTCAGAACATCCCTACATGGGAACAGTAATCAGGAAATGAAAACAATTTTTGACGCTTATTCTTTAGTTGTTGAAGAATTAAGAAGTGAAGTTGAAAGACTTAATGTGGTTGTTTTAGAAAACCAGGAAGCATTATTTGAACAGGGCGAAGAAGTCATTAGATGCGAACAAAGAAATAATGAACTTATAGATTTGATTAATGTATTACAGGACAGAATAAGCGTACTGGAGGCCACCAATGGCGGACAACAATGAGGAAACTGTTCTTAAAACATTTCTAGATCTTATGAAAAATTCAATGCCCGATTCTTTAATCTCTAACTATGTGGTTATTGCTGAGGTTGTTGGCAATGAAGCAAATCAACTTTCTATCCTTACAAGCCCTGGTATGACGCCGTGGTTAGCGCAGGGGATGTTGCAATCTTCCATAGACATGATTATGTCTGGGCAAGAAACATATTTTGAAGACGAAGACGAATAGCACATTTACTTACCCTGATACGCTATTTCATAGTCTAAAATTAGCATCAGGTAACCGGAGGAACCATGATTGCTGGAATTTATAATATAACTTGCGAACAGGGTGCTACATTTACACGAACTTTCACAATAACTGACCCAGATGGTGACATTGTTAACTTAACTGGTTACACAGGCCGTATGCAGGTTCGTAGAGATATTGACTCTACAGCGACACCACTAGTAGAACTGACTACAGCTAATGGAAGACTTGTAATAGTTCCATTGTTGGGTGAAATAACCATCACCTTGACGCCACAATTAACAGCACCAATTACACGTGATGGTGTCTATGACCTTGAAATAGTTAACACAAGTTCTGGGGTTGTTTACCGCGTACTAAAAGGTTCATTTAAGATTGACAAAGAGGTCACTCGATGACTCTTCCTCTTGACCCCGCTTTTGATGTAACCGTAGAGGAACTGCGGAATACGGTAATAGTTGATCAGGCTGCTCCAAATAACGTAACTGTTCAAGTCAACACAAAACTTAAATCCGGATCTGTTGCCATAGGCTACGGTTCGGGTGCGCCCTGGACGATAGTAGTGGACATCTAAATGCCAAACATTGCAAGCGATTACGGCGACATTGGTGATTACTACATAGATGTTGACAGTGGAGACTTTTACGGTCCCAAAACAGCAGACGGATGGCCTGACACTCCGTTCTTTACGGCTGTTACAACAGATACTCAGCAAAACGAGCGACACGTTCACACACAAAGCACATCAAGTACCATATGGACAATAAATCATAGCCTTGGAGGTCGTCCGTCGGTTACCGTAGTTGATTCTTCTGATACTATGGTAATTGGTGAGGTAACATATGTGAACAGCACACAAGTACGTGTTTCTTTCTCAGCAGCATTCTCCGGAAAAGCATATCTCACATAGGTGGCATTAAATGGCAACAAAATTTTTAACAAACCTTGACCTTAATCAAAACCAACTACTTAACGCCACGTTTGAAGTATTGGCCACCGACCCTAGTTCTGGCAACTTTGAGGGCAGGTTAATCTACAACTCAACAACTGACACGATTAAGGTTTATGCCAATAGTGCTTGGCGCTCACTTCCTCATTCAATCGTTTCTGGTGGCGGAGCCGGAATCGCTGAAGCACTTACCGTTTCTGAGTCAAACGGTACAGTTACCCTCACTCTCAATGTTGCAGATACCGACAGTGCTGGTTTGCTTCCAGCTGCAATGTGGAACATGCTTACGGACGCAACTCCTGATGCAACTGCTTCTAAATTGGTCAAAAGAGATGGAAATGGTAATGCCAAAGTTGCCACCCCGACAGATGCGGCACATATTGCTACCAAGGGTTATGTTGACGCTGCCCGCCAGGGTCTTGATGTCAAGGCTTCAGTAAGAGCTGCCACCACTGGAGCAATTAACCTTTCAACCGATCTTCAAAACGGCGATGTACTTGACGGGGTAACACTCGTTACTGGAGACCGCGTTCTTGTCAAGAATCAAGGTTCTGCTTCCGAAAACGGTATTTATGTTGTCGTTGCTTCTGGCGCAGCTTCTAGATCATCAGACGCAAACGGAACAGCCGATACTGGTGAGCTTACAAGTGGAACCTTCACTTTCGTAGAAGAAGGAACTGTCAACTTTGATTCTGGTTTCGTGGTTTCAACCAATGGAACAATCACTGTTGGTACAACAGGCATTGTTTGGACACAGTTCTCTGGTGCTGGTTCATTTGAAGCTGGCGACGGACTCTCAAAGTCTGGTACGACAGTAAATGTCAATGTCACCGCCAACAGAACAGCAATTACCGCTGATGCGATTGATATTGCATCAACATATGTGGGTCAGTCTTCAATCACGACCCTTGGAACAATCACCACTGGTGTTTGGAACGGTACAGATGTTGCGGTCGCAGACGGTGGTTCTGGTGCATCCAACGCCTCAGACGCCCGTACAAATCTTGGATTTACAACAACCTCTGGTCAAACAACTTCTACCGCAGTTCTTGCTCGCGTCGTTAATCAGCAATGTGCGGCTTCAGTTGGTACAACCTCAGTAACAACAGTTACACACAACTTTGGTACTAAAAATGTCGCTGTGCAGATTTACGAAGTTTCTTCTGGTGCAACCGTCATTGGCGATGTTGTTAGAAGCACAGATGATTCGGTGACCGTAACAATGAACGGTTCTTCAATATTGTTAAACGATTACAAAATTGTTGTAACAGGATAGGAAAATATGAAAATCACAGCAGAACAAAAAGCAATGGCAGCATCGTACGCAAGAAGCGTCCTTGGTGCAGCAGTCGCAGTTTACGCTTCAACAGGAGATATCAAGATGGCGGCAAATGCTCTCTGGGCAGCAGGCCTTCCTGTTATCATGCGTTATCTGAATCCAAACGACAAAGCATTCGGCAAAAAGGCTTAATGCCTTGCCCTGAGGGGCATTAACAAAGAAAGCGATTGAGGTCGTGGCACAGAAATTTACAGTTCCCGTAACTATACGCAACCTAACTTCTGCCAGCTCCGAAGCTTTCACAATATACGTTGACCAAGATGCTCATCCACGCCTACAAGTTCAGGCTGGTGGTCGTCTTGTTTGGGGTACTGGTGGGGTAACTGGAGATGTGAACCTTTACCGTTCTGATACAAACATACTGACAACAGATGATTTGTTTAAAGCAGCTTCCGGTCTTGTCACGCTTACTACTGCGGGCCCACCGACAGCATCTCTTCCTGACGGTGCTCTTGCTGTTGACTCGCTTAATGATGATTTTTACTTTCGCTCTGGTGGCGAATGGAAACTTACTAGTGGTGGATCAATATCGGGAGACATTGATGGCGGAAACACGCTTAATGATATTCTTGAGGCAGAAGTTTCAAATTATGCGATAATTACATTTGACGGAGAAGAACTATAATGGCTGGTGCAAGAATACAATTAAAGCGCGGTTTAGCGGCGCAGTGGACTGCATCTACTACAGTTTTACTTTCTGGTGAAATTGGATACGAGACAGACACCGACAAGTTCAAAATTGGTAACGGCACATCCCTGTGGACATCTCTTCCGTATTTCAACGGGAACTTAACTGGGTCAAACCTTAACGATCTTGCTGATGTAACTATTACTTCTGCTGCCAATGGTGACTTCCTTCGTTGGAATGGTACGGCATGGATTAACGACGCTGTAAACCTTTCAACAGACACTGTTGGGGATTATGTTGGTTCTCTTGTTGCTGGAACCGGTGTCACTCTTGCAAATAACTCTGGTGAAGGCGCAACACCTACTGTCACCGTTGATACATCGGTAATTCAAGCAAGGGTTGCAAATGTAACAGACACAGAAATCGGCTACCTTGATGGTGTCACCTCTGCCATTCAAACACAGTTGGATACCAAATCACCTACTAACTCACCGACATTCACAGGGACAGTAACCCTTCCAGATAACACTGTTGCTCTTGGAACCAAAACAAGCGGAGACTATGTTGCATCTTTGGTTGCTGGAACAGGTGTAACGCTCACCAATAACTCAGGTGAAACAGCAACACCAACTGTTGCAATTGGACAGGCAGTAGCCACAAATAGCAATGTTACTTTTAATGACGTAATTGTTTCTGGAAACTTGACTGTTAGTGGATATACAACATCAATAAATACTGAAATACTTACCGTTGATGACAATGTTATTATTCTTAATAATAATGTAACTACTGCGCCAACAGAAAACGCTGGAATTGAAATTGAGCGCGGAACATCACCAAATGTTCGTGTTCTCTGGAATGAAACAACCGACAAATGGGAAACAACTAACGACGGAACCACTTATGGAAACATAGTTACAACTGCGGATTCTGGCACTGTCACTAGCGCAATGATTACTGACGGAACCATAGTCAATGGCGATATTAACGCTTCTGCGGCAATCGCTCTTTCAAAACTCGCTTCTGGAACATCCGCACAAGTCGTTGTTGCTGACGCTTCAGGTGTTCCAACCTACGCAACTCTTACTGGAGATGTCACCATTTCCAATACTGGAGTTACCACAATTACGGCCAACTCAGTTTCTCTTGGAACAGACACAACGGGTGACTATGTTCAAAACCTCGTTGCTGGAACTGGAGTTACCTTAACTAACAATACTGGTGAAAGTGCTACACCTACAGTTGCAATCGGGCAATCTATAGGAACTGGCGACTCTCCGACATTTACTGGTCTTACCATCAATGGTGCGAGCGTTGTCTTTGAGGGTGCAACGGCAAACGATTTTGAAACGACTCTTGCCGTCACTGATCCAACTGCCGACAGAACAATCACTTTTCCTGACGCAACAACAACGGTTGTTGGAACAGACACAACTCAGACCCTTTCTAATAAAACTCTTACTACTCCTGTAATCAATGGACCGACAATTACGGCAACTGGTCAAACACCAGTTATTCACGGTATTTTGCTTCCAGCAACACATAACATCATTTTTGAGGGAACAACAGATGATGATTTTGAAACAACGCTGTATGTCGTAGAACCAACTGCCGACAGAACCGTAAGCCTCCCTGATGCGACGACCACCCTCGTTGGCAAGGACACAACAGATACTCTTACCAATAAAACACTGACATCTCCTAAAATTAATGAGGATGTTGCCCTTACTGCATCTGCTACCGAGTTAAACATTCTTGACGGTGCGACTCTTTCAACCACGGAACTTAACTATGTAGACGGTGTAACAAGCGCAATTCAGACACAAATGGATTTGAAATCACCACTTGCGAGTCCAACATTTACAGGAACAGTAACCGTTCCCGACAATACTATTGCTCTTGGAACTAAAACAACTGGAGACTATGTAGCAACAATAACTGGCGGAACTGGTGTTAGTTCAACAGCCGCAACAACTGGTGAGGGAACAACCCACACGCTGTCTATCGGTCAAGCAATCGCAACAACAGATTCACCAACCTTTGCAGGACTCACCGTCAATGGAGCAAGCGTTGTATTTGAAGGCGTAACAGCAAACGATTTTGAAACAACCCTTACTGTCACCGACCCAACAGCGGATAGAACAATCACAATCCCCGACGCGACCGGCACAGTTGCCCTTACCTCGGATGTTACGACTCACGCAAACCTGACGGAAGCACATGGTGCAACTGGTGCAGTAGTTGGGACAACGAACACTCAAACACTTACTAATAAAACGCTGACATCACCAAAAATTAACGAAGACGTTGCATTGACTTCTACGGCAACAGAACTAAACGTTCTTGATGGTATTACTTCATCAACAGCAGAACTGAATATTCTTGATGGTGTCACAGCAACCGCTGCAGAACTGAATATTCTTGACGGCGTGACCGCCACTGCGGCAGAGATTAACACTCTTGACGGAATTACTTCTTCTGTATCAGAACTAAACATTCTTGATGGTGTTACTTCCTCTGCTGCGGAACTAAATATTCTTGATGGGGCTACTCTTACTACTACAGAACTTAATTACGTAGATGGTGTAACAAGTGCGATTCAGACACAGATTGACGCGAAAGCACCAACCGCAAGTCCAACTTTTACTGGCACAGTCACACTTGCCGCAGATCCAGCATCAGCATTACAAGCAGCAACAAAACAGTATGTTGACAATGTTGTTTCTGGAGTAAACTTTCATGCATCAGTAGTTGCAGCAACATCTGGCAATCTCGCTGGAACATACAGCAATGGAACCAGCGGTGTAGGCGCAACGCTAACAAAAGCAACAAATGGTGCAATTGGAACTATTGACGGTGCAACAGTAGTTGTTGGAAACAGAATTCTTCTCAAGTCGCAGACTGATGCTAAAGAAAACGGTATCTATATCGTTACCGCAGTTGGCAGCGTCAGTGCCCCTTGGGTAGTAACCAGAGCAACAGATGCTGATAACAATCCATCAGGCGAATTGGCTAATGGCGACTTCTGCTTCGTAACTGGTGGCTCAACTAATGGTGGATACGGATACATCAATAGTTCTTCTGCAAATCCAATTGTTATTGGAACTGACGATGTTACGTACGCAGTATTTAACGCAGCTCAAATTGTAACTGGCGGTGCTGGTCTTGCTTTTACTGGAAATGTTCTTGATATCGGCACTGCATCAGTTAGCAGAATTGTTGTCAATGCTAACGACATCGATCTTGCTTCTGGTATTGCGACAATCGGAACCTATCAATCAGTAACTGTAGATACATATGGCCGAGTAACTGCTGGAACAAACCCAACAACGCTTTCTGGATACGGCATCACTGACGCAGCGCCAATCAATAACGCATCATTTACGGGAACATTCTCTGCTCCTTCTGGAACTATCACTAGCACGATGATTACGGATGGCACAATCGTCAATGGTGACATCAGTACTTCAGCCGCAATTGCTCTATCAAAACTTGCTTCAGGAACGTCTGCTCAAGTAATTGTTGCCAGCAGTGCTGGTGTCCCAACATATGTAACACTTTCTGGCGATGTCACCATCTCGGATACGGGTGTTGCCACAATTCAAGCCGACTCAGTAGCTTTAGGGACAGACACAACAGGTTCGTATGTAACATCCCTTGTTGCAGGAACTGGTATAACATTAACCAACAACTCTGGAGAAAGCGCCACTCCGACAGTTGCTGTAACGGCAAACACTTATGACGCATATGGTTCCGCACGGAATCTTGAAATTAAATTCCTTATGGAGGTTATGTAATGGCATTGACACAAAAGCGACTTGCTGGTCCCGCGCAGTTAACGGCATCTTCTGCTGTTTACTACACGGTTCCAGTCAGCACAACGACAATTGTTAAACAGATTATTTTGACAAACACAACAGCATCGGCCAAAACCGTAACCGTACGCCTGAAGCCATTGGGTGTTACTGAAGCAGCAACCCACGACATCGTTAGCGCAATGTCCCTTGCAGCAAATGAAACCATGTCCTTTAACTGTTCATTAGTTTTAAACAACAACGGATCAACAGCAAGTGCTACGAATAGTGATCAATTGACTGCTCTTTGCAGTTCTGCTACTTCTGTTAATATAACCGTGGTTGGTGTAGAAGAGGCATAATGGCTGGAATGGTTCGCTACCCTGCGGCTAACGCAATGGCGTCATTTATTGATGCTCCAGATCCTGTTTATGGAACAGGGTCTGATGGTGATGCAACCCTTGATGGAACTACAACCGTTTTGAGCATGGCACCGTCGTCTAGTGTTTATTCAATGACGCAAGATTTGTATTTTAATAACTTGATAATCAATGCTGGCGTTACATTAAAACCAAACGGTTACAGAATATTTGTAAAGAATTTATTAACTTTTGGTGGAAACAACTCAACAATTGGTTTCACGACTGGATACGCAACTAGCGGATCAATCTTTCAAGGCGGAGCCGCCGCCACTGCTGTCACGCACAGTCTTGGTGGATCAGCAACTGGTTTTACGGCAACTGCACCAACCGCGGGTACTGGCGGTAGCGCATACTACACAATTCCACGACAAGCAGTTCAGGGATACTCTATAACAGCGTCAGGAGGCCCTACATGGCTTCGTGGGGGTGCTGGTGGCACTGCGCAGGCTGGTGGGGCTGTAATCATCCTTGCAGCTCGTTACATTGCGGCTCCACCTTCAGGGACTGGATACATTAAAGCTCCAGGTACAGCACCTGCGGGTGGTGGAGTTATTTTAATTGTTTCATCTGCAGCCACTTTACCTGCTGGCGTCTCTACAGATGTAACAGGTCAAAACGCTGGAACAGTGAATTACATGCAGTTGGTGTAAAATGGCGGGAATTCAAAAATCTGGTTCGTTAGTAAAAGTACAGCGCGCAGGAAATGATCAGCTTTATGGAAATGGCGCTGATGGTGATGTGACAATCTCTGGAACAGTCACATTAACTAGTGACAAGAATTATAATTCTTTAACCGTCCCATTGGGAACATTTCTATACACCGCCGGCTTCAGAGTATTCGTCAAAACGACAGCCGTCATTAACGGTGTTGTCGGTGTTGCAACAGTCACAGGAAACTCTGCTGGCGTATCCAACGGCACCATCACTAGTCCTGGATCTTTAATATCAACAGGAACAGCACCAGGCCACACCAACTCTTCAATTACATACCGTTTAGGTGGTGAAGGCGGAGGAGCAACTGCTCCAGGGACTTCAGTTCTTCCTTCTTTTTTAATTAAAAAATTTGAGGCTTTAACTGGAACAATAATTGATGCCACATATGCGTCTACACCTATTGCGCTTGCTGGTGGTTCAAAAGGAACAACAGGGACAGTCGGAACAACCACCCCGATTGTTACGGGAACATGGCCCGGGAAGTCCGGTACCGCAGGTTCAAACGGTGGACACCCAACAAATGGCACAACTGTTGGTGCAGCAGGCGGTAAAGGTGCTACAGGCGCTGATGGAACAACAACTGGTGCCACCACTGGCGCAGGTGGTGCAGGTGGCGCTGGCGCTGCAGGTGGCGCAGTGGTTATTTTGATTGCTAAAACAATCACAGGAACCGGAACAGTTGCTTCTCTCGGGATGATTGGTACTGTTGGATCTGCTGGTGCTACAGGAAACCCTGGAACCGCAGGCGCAGCAGGCGCGGCCGCCCCTAACTACACGGTTACTCCGCATTCAGCTTCACCAACGCATCACCATACACCGAATGGACATGTGCATCCGCATGTGCATACACACCCACATCATACTACTCACCCACATCATTTGGTGTACCCACATCATCACGTAAACCATACGCATACGGTGCATCCGCATCACCACTACAACACCGGTTATTCCGACATACATGACCATACCCCTGGTGGGCACCATCATGTGGGTCATCACCATACGACCTATAACCACCACCATACACCAGGTGGGCATCACCATACACCAGGTGGGCATCACCATACACCCAACGGACATGCGCATCCACATAGTCACGTACAAAGTCATTCACATCATGTTGCCAATCCAACTATTCATTATGCAGGTGGTGCAGGCGGTGCAGGCGGTGCAGCTTCTCCTGCGGTGACGGGTGGAACAGGAAAACGCGGTGGTGCAGGCGGTGGCGGATCAATAATTGTTCTTACTGAAACGACACCATCTGGGCTAAACTATGATGTACGCTCAGGTACGACGGCAGATTCTGATACTTTTTCAGGTTCTTCTGGAACGACCTACATACTTTTAAACGCCTAAAATTGGAGACATCATGGAATTTGAACTAACGGCAGAACAAAAAATAAGTGCTTTGAATAATGTCAAAATACAAGTTATCAATGAAATGTATTCAATGATTTTGTTTCTTGGTCTTGATCCAGATACTTTTGATTCATCAACATGGGTGCACGACGACACCCCAACAGGTAATGAGGCACGACTGATTTCTCTTATTTCTACCGTTGCTATGGTTAATACAAAGATTGCTGCACTGTCATAATTTTAAAAGGTATAAATGAGTGATATCTCAACAATAGACACTTCCCTGTATGAATACTATTATTTAGTTGATACTCAAGAAGATTTTAAGCTATATACAAGAACGCCTAATGGTGATACAGAATTTACTGATTATAATGTATTTTCTATAGATGAAAAATCAATATTAGCGTTTAAGAAAAATATTAAAAGGCCTTTAATAAATTATAGTTATTTTTTAAAAACAGAAGATAATGAATATGTTATAAATTCATTAGACTATGAACAATATATAACACTTATTTCACAAAATAATTTTTATTCTAAAAGTCTTTATACAATAATGAATTTTGTTCCTGCTGAAAATCATAGAGCAGTAGTTCATAATTTAATTTTGCCATATGATACTAGATGCGATACATCAACTTTTTCTTTTATTCCGTATCAAATTTATGATGGAGTAAAGACCACGACTAACGATCCAACAAGGTTAAATGTTTCAACAATTGAAACACATACACCACTCATGACATCTACTGGTATAAGTGCAATTTCATTAACAGTAGTATCAAATATAGAAACTTCTTTTCGTGATTGGCCAACGGTTACACGTAGTGCAAAAACAATTATGGGTGTAATGAAACTTCTAATTGAATGGGCTTCACTGTTAGATGCCCCTTTCAATAGTTCTGATGAACTCCCGCAAGATGCAAAAAATTTTATTGATTCTTTAAAAATACCACAAGCAGTTCTTGATGAGATATCAATAACACAAGAAGATATGCCTCTTTATAGGTATTTAAAAGGCATACCCAATTCGCGTCATGGATTCATAGAACAAGAAGAATTATCGCCTCTTTTTGCTGAATGGCTTTACAAGCAAATGATGTTTAGAACCCTTAACTCAATGGCTTTAAATCATCCCGATACTCCAAATTTTCCAGAAGAAGTGCTTAACTTGGAAAAAGCAAAAATAGAAGCAATTATTTATGGTGCCTGCGTCCTGTATGGACTAGATTATGAAACAGCAACACCTGACCAAATTATCAGTTCCCTTCCTCTTGAATCCGAAATATATCAAGTAGAAACTATTAAAACCGTCAAGGATGCAATAAACAATCGCAACGCATACCTGTAGGAAAAATGAATAACAAAATATCTTTTGCAATAGTTGGTTCTGGCACAGCAGGATTAGTAGCCGCATTAATGCTAAGAAAAGCTTTTAGAGATGCAGACATAACCGTTATCTCATCTTCTCAAATTGGGATAGTTGGTGTTGGTGAAGGATCAACAGAGCATTGGAAAATGTTTATGGAATCTTGCGATATTCCAGTAGAGGAACTAATTGTAAATAGTTCAGCGACCCATAAAAATGGAATACGATTTGAAAACTGGACTAATCATACTCCCGACTATTTCCATAGCATTGGTGGAATAGATGAAATTTTTGCCAACGGACTTTATGCATCCTATATGGGTATGATTGAAAATAAACAATTAATTACTAATCAGACATCAAGTGTTGGATTGGTAACTAACAAAATTGGACGCAACAATATACACAAAACAGTAAATCAATTTCACTTTGATACATATCAACTTAACGACTATTTAATGGGTATATGTTTTAATAGAATGATTAAATTTGTTGAAGGAAATGTAGATTCGGTTAATCTAGATTCTGAAAATGGAACAGTCAAATCAGTCAATGTGAATAACGGAACCATGGTTGATGCTGATTTTTGGTTTGACGCAAGTGGTTTTTCCCGCGTAATCATGAATTCCCTAGAGAATACTGAATGGGAATCTTTTTCTCCTTACCTATTGGCGGATTCTGCAATCGCATTCCCAACAGAGTCTGACCCAAATGGCCAGATACGACCATACACACGCGCCCGTGCGGCATCTTCTGGTTGGATGTGGGAAATACCAACACAAGAGCGGCGGGGAAACGGTTATGTATTTTCGTCTGCGCACATATCTGTAGATAAAGCAATAGAAGAAGCTGAGAAGATTAGTGGATACAAGGTTAAAGACAATCCACGAACATTCAAATATGATGCTGGTTATCTAAAAAATCAGTGGGTTAAGAATTGTGTTGCCGTTGGTCTTGCAGGTGCTTTTGTTGAGCCGCTAGAAGCGACAAGTATTGGTAGCACGATAATTTTAATGAAGTCTTTAATGCAAAGCCTTTCTTCATATACTAAAGAGTCTGAAAAAATGCAGACTGCATACAACAAGATGACTAAAGAAACAATGAGAAACATACTAACGATGATAAGACTTCATTATGTTTCCGATAGAAGAGATACTCAATTTTGGATAGATCAATCAAACATGCCAATCAATGATGAATTGCAAGAGCTGATTGATTTATGGTCAGAGCGTCCACCATCTCGGTATGATTCATACAATCAACAACATCTAATGTTTCAAACCCCTCATCTGGCTCATGTAATGCAAGGACAAGGACTAATACCTCCTGAACCTTCCTCAATCGCCCTAGACAGACTCAACATAAGAGATATTGTACGTGCGGAAATTGATAAAATCAGAAATTCACGACACGCACATGAACTTATTGACCATAGAGTAGGGTTAATGGAAATCAAACTTATTGACGAGGAGTACAGCAATGGAATTCAATAAAAAAGTGAAACCTGGTCAAGTAAGAATAACACCAGAAGACAATCGCTTAATGACAATGCCCCCATATCTTAATGGTCCAACAAGCATGCCTAAATGGTACAGAGCATTAAGCAAGTCTCGTGGAATGAAGAAGTGCGCAGCAATAAACGACTATTTGTCTCTGGGGATGACAATGCCTCTTTGGAGCAATATCTTTTTTAGACCGTCTCCAGAAGGTAATTTTTGGGAATCACGAATTGAAAATATGCAACCCCCTCTTCGCAACCTTCAAATTGATGGTTTCAATTATGAACAACATGGGCAATGTCCAATAACTGGAGTGCGCAAAATTGAAAATGCACAAATTCCTAAAATAGTAACTCCTTGGAGAATAGAAACAGCACCAGGTTGGTCTTGTTTGTTTCTTCCAGTTCTATGGGAACCAAGCAACGACTATGATGTTCTTCCAAGCATTGTGCATACTGATTTTTATCACACTGTAAACATTGTTTTAAATATAAAAACAAATACCGATTTTGTGATTCCATATGGAACATCGATGTATCACATTATTCCATTTAAAAGAACAAGTAATTTCAAAGAAATTAAATTTGAAGATGAATCACGTTTTAAGTATGTTGATGTTACTGGATTTGGATCTGGATTCTTAATGCCAAGCACTGGAACAGCCGGACCATATAGGCGCGCCAGACACAAAATTGATTTAGGGTTAGAAAACAAAAAATCCAAATGGTGGAATTTTAATAAATAAAACAAGGTATTGTCTTGTTTGCAATAAAGAAATATAGTTGTTTATTATGAATGAAATTTTTCCATCAATCTGGGTCTATAGCCAGATATTTCAAAATTCGCAGCTAGTAATTGATTCGCTAGAAAAAGCGATAGATGAAAATGTTTTACTTAATTGGGTTTATGCAAGTACTGGAAATCATCAAACTGATGGAAGTGTGAAAAACCCTTACAGGAGCAATAAGACCATCTCTCTGCCAAACGATATTAATACTGCCGATGGTTCCGGAAATCTTGATTCATTTATTTTTAATCAGGTAACAGAACTAACTAATGAATATTCGTCTCATTTTGGTTTAGGGGGAATGAAAGACGAAGGATATTCTGTTTTAAAATATGTTGATGGGGCGGAATATAAACAACATTTTGATTGTGGCGGGGATCACAAAGATCGAGTTGCTTCAATGGTTCTGTATTTGAATGATGATTACGAGGGTGGGGAACTTGAGTTTCCATTTTTTGGAATCAAATACAAGCCCTCTGTCGGTGATGTGATTTTTTTCCCTTCTTCCTATACTTTTGCCCATATTGCACATCCAGTTACGAGTGGAACAAAGTATGCTCTCGTAACATGGTTGGCCTATGAATAATGTAGACACATTCCGCCAAAACAATTTTGTCTACCTTGGGAATATTATTTCACAAGATCTTGTTTCTGCCATTTCTGGATACGCCCTCCTTCAGGAAACATACGCTTTTACTCCTGACACTGAACAGGTAATAAATGCCCACGCTGTGTATTCAGACTTTTTAATGGAGTCACTATTGGTTCAGTACAAACCGATAGTTGAAGAAGCAACTGGTTTGTCCCTTCTGCCAACTTATTCTTTTTATAGGGTTTACAGAAGAGGTCAAGAACTGGTTCCACATATTGATAGACCGGCTTGCGAAATATCAATGAGTGTCTGTTATGACTTTGACTATATGGGTAAAGATTACGACTGGCCACTATATATGGAAGACGATCCGCTGGTTATGAAACCGGGCGATGCGGCTATTTACCGCGGTATGGACTTAAACCACTATCGGCCAATATTTAATGTTCCTCAAAACTCATACCATATTCAGGCTTTTTATCATTATGTTGATGCAAACGGTCAATATGCCGAATATGCATATGATAAAAACAAAAACTCTCATCTGAAAGTAATAGAAACAAAATAATATGTTTTTTAAGAAAATTATTTCCGCCATTAAGACCATGAGTTCCAAAGATTACTGGACACGGGTTAACACCGTTGAAGCGTGGGGTTTTTCTACCAAGATTGCCATTATTTTTCCTGGTCTACTGTTGGGGAAGCAATTTTGGTGGCTCTACATCTTTGCTATCGTTTCCAGCGTGGCTCTTATTTGGACTTCCACGAAGAAAACTCTTCCAACAATTATTTTGTTTAATGTCTTGTGGGTGATACTCGCAAGTTTGTCAATTATTAAACACTTTTGGTGGTTTGGCTAAATAATACCTTTCCATCAAAAGCCTTATAAATGCTAAAATAGGCCATGGAACGATTCTGGTATGGGGCAACCCTTAATAAAGTAATTGATGGGGACACCATCGAGTTAATGGTTGATCTTGGCTTTAATGTTCATCACAAAATCCGCGTTCGCCTATACGGTGTGAATACCCCAGAATCACGTACTAAAGATTTGGCCGAGAAGGCTATGGGGCTGAAAGCTAAACAATTTACTCAAGAATGGTTGACAAACCATAAGTGGGTATTTGTTAACACCATCCCAGACAAGAACGATAAATACGGCCGAGTCTTGGCTCGCATATTTTCTTCCGATGATATTAACAACCCGACTACTGCCTGCCTAAACATAGACATAATAGAATCTGGACTAGCCAGAGAATACTATGGCGTTGGCGACAAAACTTGGGATGAATATAAAAAGGAAACAAAGTGATGTCAGAAGAAAAATCAATATTCAGTATGATGATGGCAGGTATGCCAGTAAGAATCATGGACAGAACCGAAGCTTTCCAGCACCCTCTTGCTCCCGAAGAAAAAGAGCTGGCGGACGCCCTTGTTGGGATTGCCGAAAGATATGGCAAGTTCAATGAAGACAAAAAAGGAATCTGGGCAGGCTACGACGATGCTTCTAGTAATACTGTTGCAAGAATTGGTGTTAAGTGCGCAAACTGTGTTTTGTATATGGGTGATGGTCAATGCCGTATAATCCTTCAAACTGTTGAGCCTGAAGGAAAATGTAGATTTGCTGTTATTCCTGATGGTGTCGTGCAAGCGACAATGAATAACCAGATTATTTAATAAGGAAATAAAATGACATTTTTTAATGAACTATTGGGGGAAATTAAAGGTTTTAGGTTTGAGCAAGACCTCAAAGCTCTTGGCAAACCAATAAGACCTAGAGGTCCTGATATTCCGTTAGACGGTGATGGTGATGGTTTCGTTGTAGATCCAATTACTGGAGACGACAATATTCCTTTTGTTCCCGATGTTGTTCCAAGGTCAATATCAATTAGAAAAAACCACAAGCCGGCACCAGCGATGGTTGATAAGTGGCAAAAAGACTTAGAAGACATGACACCTGTCTGGCGCGAAGATCCAATGAAAGCAGCTGATGGGTCATATTACGACTGGGAATGGGCTGATGAAACTGTCTACAAACTTAGTCAAAATCCAGATGGTTCTACACTTTCCAAATATGACTTAGAGGGTATAAAGGCTCACTACAAAAAAGAAATTGATGACCATAATCGCCGTGATCCAGAGAATAAGAGCAAATCTGAATTGGCTGAATCGCAAGCAGCGCTTGATGAGGTTCAAAAAATGATTGACGATAAGCCTCAAACCGACAAACGAACTCCTGATCAAAAGTTAGATGCACTATTTTTTCAAACAAGAAAAGATAAAACTGGCCCTCCTGGAAAACAAGTCAGAACAAGAGAAAATGACCGTCAAATACAACAAGATGCTGACAATATAAAATTTCTTCAAGAGCAATTAAAGCGCTTTGAGAAAGACCCAGAAAAGACAAAGCTAATCAACGAATCAATATCTCACCTTCAAGAATTCAAGAAGAAGAAATAATGACAACCTGGGAAGACTATACGGGATCAATTGTGGGGTTCAGATTTGAATCAAAAGCAGATAAAGAAAATTGTCCTCGCGCAACTCAAGACATTGGTGTAAATATTAAGAATCGCCAAAAAGCGATAGAGACTGCCGACTACGGCCCTTTAAACCCCAAAGAAGCAAACGATGCTTTCTGGAAGAAAAAAGGTGATCGTTGGGACGTTTCTCCAGAAGAAGCGAAGAAGCAAAAGTGTGGCAACTGTATTCTCTTTGTTCGTTCTCCACGAATTCTTAAATGTATTGAGGGTGCTCTCGGTAATGAGTCAGGTTCTACTTGGGACATCGTTGATGCTGGTCAAATAGGATACTGCGAAGCCTTTGACTTTAAGTGCCACTCAGAGCGCACTTGTGATGCTTGGGTTGTTGGAGGCCCAACTGTTACAGACGGTAAAGAAAAGTAACTACATCATGCTTTGGAAAGATTATAAAGGAAGCATCAAGTCTATAAGATTTGAAAATAGCGAAGATTCTTTTGCTCATAATGAAAAATCATTAAAAGAGTGGTTTAAGGAAAAATGGGTTGACTTATCTAGACCCAAAAAAGATGGTGGATTTGAGCCTTGCGGTAGGGACGACGCAGACAAGGGCAAATACCCTAAATGTGTTCCGGCTTCCAAAGCAAGCAAAATGACTGCTGAAGAAATCCGTTCTGCCGTATCTAGAAAAAGAAGAGCAGAATCAACTCAAGTCCGAGACGGTAATAAACCTATCAATGTCTCAACAGATAAAAAAGATGGTTCTGATATTGAAGAAAAATCAGCCATACCTACAGACGCTGTTTTGTATGCGCGGGTAAAAGCGGAAGCAAAAGCCAAATTTGATGTTTACCCTTCCGCTTATGCCAATGCTTGGCTGGTTAGGGAGTACAAGAAAAGGGGTGGCGGTTATCGTTCTGAAAAGGCAGATAATGGCGAATATGAAGAGTTGCTTCAAGACCTCACGGAAATTCAATTGTCTGATTTCTTTGATTGGGTTGACGAAAACGATAAGACTGCTAGGCTTCAAGTTCCTAACCCATAGTTTCGTTGAGGTATAATATGTCAGAACAACTTAATCCACAGTCAATTATTGATGAACTTATTAAAAGAGTAAATGCATTAACTCTTGAAAATGTCGTGCTCGCTGCGCAACTTCAAGATCACCGCAACCATCATGCTTCCAGCCAAGCAATTGATAAGGATGATGTATTTTCGGAGGATTAACATATGGCGGCTAAAACAGTACACGCCTATACGGGCGCAGCTTATGTGGCCGCTATTCCTCGCAAGGCCTCAGCCTCGGCAATTAAAAGGATTTTTTCCAGCGTTACAACCAACATCTGGGAAGGATATCCAAATGCTGTAACGTCCGTATCGGGTTCAAACACGGCCACCGGAACTTTCCCAAATAAAACAAGCAATGTAACAGTCTCGTGGAGCAATCCAGCGGACACTAGCTTGACTGCATCCTACGATATTTTCTTTGATGTCGGTAGTTCTGGAGCTTTTACAAAGCACAACTCAACAGCCATATCAAAGTCTTCTACTTCATACACATTTGGCGCTATTCCTGCTGCAACAAACTATAGATGGTTTATTAGAACGATTGGAACATCTGGTTTAACTACAGACTCTGCAACTTCTAGCGTTTTCTCTTTAAGTGCACCGGCTTCACGGTCATTAACAGCAAACACTGCTGTTTTAACGAATGGCATATCGTGGACTGCAACTGCTGGCGTGTATCAAAGATTTTATGTTTACTACTCTTCAAACAACAGCACATGGACTGGACCTATAGAAGTTGCTTCTAGTATTAGTCAAACTTCATACGCGTATCAGATAACGACCGTTGAAAACACAAATAGATATTGGCGCATGTCTGGTCAAAACACAAATGCACACTGGAGTCCAGAATCAATAGCAACGGTCTACACCCCTGTAAATTGCACTAACTATGGTACGGCAGGTGCAGACCATGGTTGGACTGCTGGAACACCAGTAGCCAACACGCCCACAGGAACATGTGGAAACAGGGTTTATACAAATACAACCACTTGGACTAAAACATTAGCAGGCACTATATGTTCTTCTTACACAACAACAAGTGGAGAAATAGCAGCGCCTAGTTGTGTTGATAGTTGCTACGATACTGGAACTGCGACAACTGAGACTATTGGTTGTCAATGTAGTGGTAGTTTTACGAGAACGACAACCCCCTACACAGCAAAATCGGGAAGTAACTGTGGGGCAAAAGCCAGTACCGTTTCAGATTCGGCGTGTGCTGGCAACTGCACAAACAGCGATGCTGATTGTTATACCGCCACTGTGACCGCTTGTGAATCTGGCATAAAAGATGGTGTTTCTGCAGCATGCGGAGCAGGAATAACATCATATGTTCCAGTTGAAACTGCTGTGCCAAAATGCGGAGACACGGCCAATACTGGATCGTGCGGAAACTTTAATACTGAAGCTCCGCTTCCTGCTGGATGGATAAACGCTTCATCTCTATATGCAGGAACATTTCAAACACCTGGTTATGGTATTGACGGTTGTGGTTGCGATGCCTTCCACGCGTACCGTAGATATCAATGCAGTACTGATGCTGCCATTATTAAAACAGTAGATTATGGTTGCATGCAGTGGACTCTTTCATGCGGTGGCGGCGGTAGCGGCGGAACTATTTAACGTGTGGAAATAATTATATTTCTATTTCTCTCAACATTTGAGTAGTTTCCTTAGGGGCAAACTCTTGTTGTTTTTCTTTAAACCAAGCCATCATTTTCGGAGACATTTGAGGGTAAGTCTCTGAAAGTTGCCTATGATTCACATCGCCTTTCAGATATCTTGCTAAATGCATATCTGGCAGTGAATCTATTTCATGAAGCAAACCTAAAGGAACTTCCAAGATATCTAGCGCAAGTTTTGAATATATTGCCATTGGGTGATCCGAATTAAAAGGTTCTTCTACCATGAATGACCATTCACGCATATTTTTTAAAAGTTCAATTATTGATGTTCCAAACCATATTGTGCAAGGGGCACCGCTGGTGTCAAACAAATCGTCTGTGGCAAATGTATTTCCATCTATTGTGTTTTGATAGAACGCCACATATGTAATCACAAAATGAGGGGCAGCATCAATTACTTTTACTCCAGATTGTATATCTAGTATTCCAAGAGGCATTCCTGTATAAGGAGATGTTTCTCCCATATACATACCTTCATCATGGTATGGAGTGTGAACTGTCGGTAATTCCATGCTGTAAGTCAAAGAATCACATCTGCCAGAATACGGAGTATTAACACCATCAACTACGAGCAAACTTTTATGAAGTATGAAACGACCACGGTTGGCTGGTGATGCATCTCTGAAAGTTACCCAATCGGGGAGAGATTGGCTGTGTTCCATTTTATGATCCTAGTTTTGTGTCAATTATTTTAAGGCCTTCGCACAGTCTGCTTATGGTCTGGTTATATGTCCACAACGAGTTAGAAGTTTCCAGAGTATTAGTAAAGGTTGTGTAGTCAAGGTCGTCTGGGTCAATTCCTCCCCTTATACACCATGTGTATAATTCGGCAAACATGCGAGAACGCAAGGCTTCCAAAGCTGCGGTTTTATCATCCGTATTTAAAAATTGTTCTAATCCCATTTTTTGGTTCTTTCCGTCCGTGCGCTTACCTCACACTAGTATAGAACCATGGTATCTCATTGGGATGAATGGAAAAAGAAGAATGCTAAACGTCAGGAAACTGGCGTCGTACGACCGTGGGATGTAATAAACCCCGAAACGCAGTATCTGGAGCCAGAGGACGCTAAGGCGCGACTAGATATCTGTAACAGCTGTGAGTTCCTTAATGCCCTGCATCAGTGCCAGAAATGTGGCTGCTTGATGCCTGTGAAGGTAACCCTAAAACACGCAACTTGCCCAATAGGAAAATGGTAGCCACTTAAAAACTGGTATAATTTCATAGTCACTACTTTAGGGAAGACTATGAAGAAATTCGCAAGCTTAACAAGATTGCTTATATTTATTCCTGTTTTGTTTTTTGGGCTTAGTAGCCCTCCTGTTAAAGCCTCAACCATTACGGACACCTTTGACAACCTAGATGGTTGGACTATTAATAGTGGGAATCCAATTGCTAACGGATCACTACGATTCACTTACTTCTACAGTTCAGTTACAAAAACAATTTCGGTTCCAGGGGCGGGAACCCTTACGGCGTCCATAGATGTAAACAACTCCGAAACAAACTGCATAGGAAACTGCACTCCAGTTCCCGACACATACGCATTCCATCTAGGTGACGCACACATAGATTCCTCAACTGCCCATGCAACAATCAGGCTAACCCAAAGCGTGACTACGACTAGTGCTGGTGATGTAGTGCTCTACCTTGGCGGTATTGACAACGGGTTCTGGGGTGGACATTACGGACCTGTTATGGACAACCTGTCTTACGAGTTTGTCCCTGCAGCCCCGGTTGCGACTGGATATCCAGCAGATCAGAACTGGGAAGCCGTCACTTACGGGGATGGAAAATTTGTTGCTGTCGCCTCGTCTGGCGACGGTAATCGCGTTATGACATCAACAAATGGCAACTATTGGGTTTCAAGAACTTCTGCTTCTAATAGCAACTGGCAAGGAATTACATACGCCGATAGTCAATTCGTTGCCGTCGGATCAAATGCGGTAATGACATCTCCTGACGGAATTACATGGACATCAAGAACTGCACCAACAGGAGAATGGCAAGCAATCACAAACTGCGGTGGTCTTTTTGTTGCTACTGCAACATGGGGAAACAACTATATTATGTCCTCGCCCGACGGAATTGATTGGACGGTTCGCTCCCCATCCACCGCATGGTCACACGATGCAGTCGCTTGTAGCGCAACAGTTCCACGGTTTGTTTCTGTATCAATGTTTGGTAGGGGCTGGTCTTCTCCTAATGGAATTACTGGTTGGTCCACACAAAACCCTGGTGCAATAGTTGACATCCGAACAGTTGCGTTTGGCAACGGACGTTTCTCATGGCTTGAATACAGCACAAATTCAGGAAATAGATATGGTGCTTACTCTACTAACGGAGTTAACTGGACCAACACCGCAAGTGCTCCAGCCAACCAGTGGAAATACATAACATATGGTGGAAACAAGTTTATTGCCGTAGCAGAAGGTGGAGTTAATACACGCTCTGCTTATTCAACAGACGGTGCAAACTGGACGCTTGGTTCTGGGGTTCCAAACAACTCATGGCAAGGTGTTGCTTATGGTGCAGGAAAGTATGTTGCTGTAGCAAACTCTGGCACAGGAAACAGAGTAATGACGTCCTCTGATGGGCAATCATGGGAAAGTCTTTCTGTTGCTTATTTCAACGCTGTGCAGAACTTAACTGCGGTAGCGAACGAAGACGGAAGCGTAACTCTTAATTGGGACGCACCAGAAGCAAGCAACACTGAAATATATGGATACTCAGTAAATTTTGTTGACTATGACGATGGTGTTGAACGTGGTGGTTGGGGTGTTTGGACAACTGCTGCGAACACTAGTTATTTGCTTAGTCACGATATGTTTGATGGAGGCAACTCAGTAACAACTGGATATGGATCTGTTCGTTTTAAGGTCTACGCAATGAATGGGCCATGTGCTGGAGTCGGTAGCGGTTCTTGTTTATATGGTCCTAGTACGAGCGCGGATGCGATTGTTTTGGAACCAACTGTACCTACTACGACTACTAGTACTACCAGTACGACAAGTACATCATTACCGCCCACAACGACCACAAGCACAATAGTAATTTCACCTATTAATAATACAACAACTACTACCGAGCCAGTGGTTGTTCTTCCTCCAACAGACAACACCACTGTCTCAATTCCTGAGTTAGACCTAACTCCAGTTTTAACTCCAGAACCAGAAACAACAGTTACAACAATTTCGCCAACTACTACAACTCTTATTGAAACAATATTTGACACACCAGTGGAGGTAACCCCAGTTGAGACACCCGCGAGCGAAGGTAACACCGAAGGCGATGGACCCATCACCTCGATACCACAATATGCCCCAGAACAAGAGACAACAACACAAACGGACGAACCGCCGGTAGTTGTGCCAGAAGCCGTACAAGACGCAGCAGATGCTGCTGTTGAAGACATTTTTGACGGCCCTATGTCTAATGCAGGACTTGCAAATGCCGTTGACGATTTGGTTGCAGACGCCGAGACCCCAGAACAACTGACAGCAGTTGTTAATTCTCTTCTTGACCAAGAACTCTCAGACACACAGTTTGCGACCGTTATTGATTCAGTTTTCTCCGAGCCTTTAACAGACGAGAACTTTGCCGCTGCCGTGGACGCAGTATTTGAAGATCCAACTCAACTTTCAGATGCGCAATTTGAAGACGCAGTTGTAGCAGTTTTTGATGGCCCATTGTCTAACGCTCAATTTGAAGACGCGGTAGAAGCGGTCTTTGAAAACACAACATCTCTTAGTGATGAACAGTTTGACGCTGCTGTACAGGCGGTCTTTGATGAGCCACTAACTACAGAACAATTTACTGAAGCCCTAAGCGCCGTCTTTGATGAGCCAATCACTGACGAGAAGTTTGATGCAATCATTGATGCGGTTTTGGATGAACCACTTACTGAAGAGCAGTTTGAGGAACTGGTTAATGTCTTGGAATCAGATACAGTTACCGAAGAACAGGTTTCGGCCGCAGTTGATTCGGTTATTGAAAACGGCGTTACGGAAGACCAAGCCGTAGATCTTGCTACTAGCGCAAAAGTTTTGGAAAGCGTTGACGGCGAACAAGCAACAGAAATCTTTGCTACGGTTGACATCAGTGCAGTAACCGAAGAAGAAGCGGCACAACTTGTTGAGGCAGTTCAGAGCGCACCGACTGAAGTTAGAGAAGCAATGGAATCTGAAATCAATGTATTCCAAGGGGCGATTGACACATATGTCCCTATTGGTAGTTCTATTCCCATCTCCACGAGAAGAGTTCTTATAGCAATGGCTGCATGTGCAATGGTTGCCCCTGTATCAATTAGGCGCGTCCTGTAATTAAAATGATACAATATGTATTGTCCCTATGCATTTAACGAGGTTGCATGTTTAGTCATTTAAGAGATGAACTGGTAGCTACGATTTGGACCCTTGCTGGCACGGCATTGGTTCTAATTACCCTGAGTGGGGACACTCAAAAAAAGGGATTACTTATCTCTGGTGGTGCCTTCGTACTTCATGTGTTCGGTTTGATGTTCACAAAAAGCGAAGAATAAAAACACTTTAATTAGTAACGGACGATGAAAAATATGGCAATGATCAAAAACATTTTACTTAGAATTATCGCAGTCTTTGCTGCGTCAGGTCTTGGCGTCATAGGAGCCGGAGCAATAGCGGGAATACCTCTCTGGAAAGCATGCTTCATGGCGGGCATGGCGGGCGTTGCCACGGTCGTAGAAGGGCTTTCACGGGCGTTCCTTGATGACGGCAAGATAGACGCTTCAGAAATAAACGACGTATTTGCCAAGGTTGACAAAAAGAAAGCTGCTGCGCAATAGGTTCTACTGTATAATATAGTTATCCAATTAGGAGGACTTTATCGTGGCACGTAAGTACAGCTATTATCCCGCATTTGACGGTAAGGGCGCACAGCCTGGCACGGAAAAATTAAACGCACTTTGTGCGGCACGTTGGAAAACCCGCAATCTGGGGATTTATTCCGCACGTTTGATGAGAAATTCTCACACAGAGGGTAAGAAAATTGGCGATCCAGGCATGGAAAAGTGGCTATCGGTTCACGCAACTGGGGCTGCCATAGACATCGGATATACGGATCGCAAGGTTGGCGTAGCAATGTGGGATTGGTTCTTGGCCAACACCGCAGCTCTCGGTATTGAAGAAATTCACGACTATGCCTTTGATGCAAATGCAAAAGACAAGAACAAAGGCTTCGGAAGAGGCTTCCGCTGCAGCCGCGGCGAAGGGGCTAAGGGCGTAAAAATTTTCACCGCCGATGACAATGCCGGAAGTTTCGGCGGCCTTTGGTTGCACGTAGAGCTTTCTCCAGAAATGGCAAAAGACGCAGCTAAATTTGAAGCCGCCTGGCGCGCTCTTCCAAAACCTGCATAAATAAAACATTTATCTTGTTGTCTGGGTACCGCCCAAAAAATAAGATTTATCGGAATTAGCCTAATAAACAACGCCTAAAGTGCTACTTTACTTGTATGGCTGCTCAAACCGATGAACTCATATGGCATAAAGATGGCCACAAAATTGAGTTATTGATCCAAAAATCAAGTCTTCTTATCGTTAATGTGTACTGCCCTTTTCAAGGTGCCGAAGATGCTCCATGTAGTCACTGGGAAACTCCATGTGTAGTTAAGTGGTTTATTGACCTATACGCACTTGAATGCAACGTTGGGGTGTGTGTACCTCAAAAAGAACTAGAAATTGCTTGGTCTTTCGCCGGTTCCAAGGAGAAAGATATTGCTCAATGTCAGGTCTGGTTCATTCCTACCGAAGACGAGGCTTTTGCCGCTTGGCTAGTCACTCAGATTGAGTAATTATCTTGCTGATAAAGGAAATTAAGCGCCGTATATCGCTGTGGTTTTCGGCGTTTTCAAAGACTATTGAGTATTCAAACCGACCGTTTACTTTTGTTCTTGCTATGAGGTCTTCTGACTGAAGCTTTGTAATTGCTTTAGTGATGTTTGTTTCGGTAACTCCAAGAAATACAGACATTTCCCTCACTGTTAATCCTGGTCTTTCAATCAATAAAATCAACACTCTTCCGTAGGGGGTCAGTAGTGACACTATGTTTTGAGGCATGTATGAAATTATGTTCTGTTCGTCAAGAGATGTAAGAATATTCTCAACAAGCAGTTTCACATCTGCCGTATCGCCAATAACCGACCTCACCGTATTCTCAAGAGGTGTTCTTAAAACATGATCGCGCTTTGACTGATGACGAGATTGTTTTGGTTTGGGTCTAGACACGAGACTTACTGTACTCTATAGTAAGTCAAGTTAGCAAACAAACTGCACTACAAAAATGGAGTCACATGTCAGAACTGTCCGAAAGACTAAAAACAATTTCGTCTGGTTCAAAAACCCCCTGTCCTTTGGGGAAGATACTTTTAGATCTTGATAAAGAAACATCAGAAGCGCTTCAACTTGCTTTGGAAAGTAGAGTAGCAACAAGAATAATTCATCTTGAACTATCTGGTGCTGGCATGAAAATTGGAAGAGACACAATAACTCAACACCGCAATGGTTGGTGCAGATGCGGAAAGGGTCAGTAATGACTACAAACAAAAAAACACCCGGACTATCAAATCGTCTCACAGAAGCCGCTGGAAGTATCAACAAAAAAGAAGCTAACGCTAAACTTCTTGGTTCAATTGCAGAAATGCTAGAACGTAAAAATATTGATATCACCGAAATCGGAGATATTAAACGCGTTTCTCTTTATCAATCAATGATTAAAGATGACCAAGGCGAAGCGCAAATTCACGACCTTGCCGCAATTCAATTTTCACCAAAATGGGAGTCTGGTCCAGAGTGGCCCGTTGTACAGCAAGGGAAACCAGTACAACTACAAAAGACAACGACAAAACCCAAAACAGCAACAGACTTCAAAACGTGCATTGTGGTACCCGATATACAGTTCGGTTTCTTTAGAAACAAGAACGGTGAACTGGAACCAACACACGACGATGCGGCAATTGCAATTTTGTTAGCAATGATTAAAGACGTAAAGCCGGATTTGATTGCCTGTGTTGGTGACAACCTTGACCTTCCAGAAATGGGCAAGTACATCAACTATCCGTCGTATGCACAAACAACACAAGCGTCAATTGACCGAGCAACAATGTTCTGTGCTCAAATGCGAGACGCTGCACCACACGCACGGATTGTTTGGCTTGCTGGAAACCACGAAGAAAGAATGCCGAAGTATCTAGTTCAAAACGCTGGAGCGGCATATGGATTGAGAAAAGGAATGACACCAGAGTCATGGCCTGTTCTTTCAGTTCCATATCTTTGCCGTATGGAAGATTACGGTGTTGAGTACAAGCCTGGATATCCAGCAGCTGACCTTTGGATTAATAAGAAGTTAAAAATTATTCATGGTGACAGAGTTAAGTCCAACGGTTCTACTGCACATGTATATTTGAATGCAGAGAAAGTATCGGTTATTTATGGGCACATCCACCGCATTGAAACGGCGTTTAAAACACGCGAAGACTACGATGGTGCTAGGACAATCATGGCTGCATCTCCTGGGTGTCTTGCTCGTATTGATGGTGCTATTCCTTCTACCCGAGGTGGGGTAGACCTAGACGGTCGTCCTTTGACACGTTTTGAAAACTGGCAACAAGGCATTGGTGTAATTACCTATGAAGAAACCGGCGATCACAAGTTCTCTTACGAAGTTGCAACTATCTATAACGGATGGTGCATGTATCGTGGCAAAGAATACATCGCTGAAAGAAGCTAAATATCCTTGAGGCGCAAATCAAAACAGAAAACAGATGTTGATCTGCTGGATGAAATAAAGTATTTGACTTCCGAGTTGAGAATAATGTCTTCAATGTGTCTTGAGGAAACAGCCCTTGCTGACCTCATGCATCAAACCATTGTCAATATTTTAAACAAACTGCCTGTTGATTGGCGTATGGAAATACTTCCTGAAATTAAACACGCTGTTCTTTATTACGAAAACCGTAGAGATGGAGAAGAAGACGACCCAGATGATTGGTAGTCAATACTGACTATCTATTTTTTGGTTTTCTTGTCAGTGGCTTTAGATTCAAAAAAATCATCAAGCGCTTGTCTTATAATGGAACCGCGTGAGAGTTTAAGTTGATCTGCGATTGAATCAAGTTTTTCTGCCCGTTCCCGGGAAATGTGAATTACTAGTTTCTCAAAATCTTTATTTTCAGACATTTTGCCTCTTTGTTGTAGTGGTGCCTTCGGTTGGACTTGAACCAACGACCTGCGGATTAGAAGTCCGTTGCTCTATCCGCTGAGCTACGAAGGCTTAATTGTTTTATGTTATCAGGCGTAAAAATGCTACGCTTCTGTTTATGCAAGAAACAAATAGAGAAATTATTGACAAACAACTAAACGACTCCCTCAATGCTCCGAGAAGTAAATATAAACTTTCCGAGACAATAGAAACGATGACTTCTAGTTTGCGCAAAATAATCAGCAATATATATTTTGTTGATCCGTTGTACGAAAATGAAGAACTACTAGAAACAGCAAAACGTTTAGAGCATTTAGTTGAAAAAGCGAAAATAGATGAACTTTTTCCTCCCTGGCTTAATATCTCTTACAAAAATCCATTGTCTGGATTAATGAACCCAATAGCTCCTCCATTGGTTTACCCAAAAGTTGGTCAAACAGACTTTCATGTTTCGTTCAACAAGGCACACCAAGGAATGAACAATGTTGTTCACGGTGGTGTTCTTGCTTCCGTTCTTGATGAAGCAATACAGAAAACAAGTCAGCAGATAGGAAAATTTTGTGCGACTTCCGAGATAACTACAGTTTTTAAAAAACCCACACCAACAAATGTTGAGCTAATTATAAGAAGTAAAATAGTTGACATTCAAGAAAACAGAATACTCATAACGGCCGAACTGTTATGCAATGAAGTAATTACAGCAGTAGCAACTGCCACTATGGTGCCGATTGATATAGAAAAAATTAAAAAATCGGTTTCCGATACTCTAAAATCTTAACCAACCAGAGCGATGGCTGCAATTAGAACGACTGCTGACCATGCAATAAACTTAACTACGAATTTCATTTTGATCCTTGTTTTTGTGATTGGTAATAGGGGTTATTCTTATCATGCACCAGGGTCGCATACCCTGCCTGAAGGTAATCGCCCCAATTGTCGTTCATATATTTGAACCATGCTTTACGATCAGATTCTGACATGTCTTTCCAGACTGCAAAGTTGGCTCCTATTTCAGGTTCGCTACCGATTGCCATTACAAAACCTTACGAAAATACTGTTGGGATAGTTGAGAGAACAACAGCACCGAACAGCCATATGAGTACCGAAAAGGTTGATAGATAAGCAACAAGGTTTTTCATCTTCATGACGGTTGTGATACCTAGAAGAAACAAAGAAACAGCGAATAGTCCTGTGAGCATCTGAAGTTGATTGCTGTATTTTCCCTCAGTATCAGACAAATTTGTCCAATACTCGCTGCTTTTGTGTGTTTCAGTGTACGGGTTATACAGTTCGTCCATATAAGTCTTGCAGCCTGGTAGAAACCCTTTTGGATTTTCATAAAAACACGGCATAGCAAACACATACAACTCGTAAGACCCATTGGCTGTCTTTATGTCGGAGTAAATGTCATCCATACTAACACCGTCCACCAACACACGAACTTGTTTGTCTTTCCATACAGACAGGTCGTCTCGGTATTTTACTTCAGCTGTAATCCACATATTGTTCGCTTCAGACAGGATTAGTTGATACTCAGAACCGGCATCTGACGATCTACCCCCATGAAGAGATGATTGAATTGCTGTCCAAGCGGTAGTGGTGGAAACCAAACCGAGCATTACGACAATAAACAGGTCGCCAGATAATTTTTTAATTATTTTGTTCATTTGTTGCTTTCTTTTTTCCACTTAAACATGTTTCTTAGATGAACACCCTGCCAAAGGAACCACATAGCCATGAATCCTGGCTTGTTAAAGATAATTGCGTAGGCAAGCCACGGGTACGAGTGAAGGGCGACTATCAGATGCCCATACCACTTACTGTTACCCACTATGAAGCTTCCAGCGACCCCTACGAGCTCCATTCCGAACAAGAGCCATGTCCAAGCCTGCTCAGTCATGAGTCAGTCTTAGGGTCTCTGTGAGTGTAGCCATAAGGCGTGTTGAGTCTTTGGATTCAGCAATCTGGGCTGCAAGGGTTTCTGCTTTCGCACGCCACTCATTACGGTCTTGTTCTAATTCGCCGGCTCTGTCAATCCACCATTTAATAGTTGTTCTATCCATTTTCATTATCTTCCATACTAGTGTAAAAACCGCTTCCCCATATTTCAATCGGGTGTATCCCCAACTTTACACACCAGGCATCAGCCCTATACAAATCAATGGTTCCTACGCGCTTCCAATGCCTGACAACATCACGAGATACAAGTTCCTTATACGAAGTGTCCTCTTGTATGTACCTAATAAGGGGAGCAACATCTAAACGGATGCTCTTTACCATTGTATCGCCTGCAAAATAAAGGAAAAAACATCATGTATATCACGCATAGATAACAAGCATACCAACCGTCAGTCCTATAGACAGGATTTGCGGTCAGTGATATCATTTGTTTTCATACGCACAGGAGACAAAAAATGACACGACACCTATATTCGCCATACATGAGCCAAATGCTAGACAGGTTCCACAAGGATTACGACAAAAGAATAGATTGCGACCCGGGCTGGTACGACCTCATAGAAAAAATTGACGTAGAACTACGGGTTATTGATCCCGAATACACGATTTACCAGATAAAAGAGAAGTTTGGCGCTCTCCGTTTCTACTTTGACACAGAAGAACCACCAGAAACACGCACTTACATGCAAGAAATAGTGTCGGCATATGAACTGATATCTAAGCGTGTCTGCGAGATAACAGGAACAGAGGGGATTCTCATGAAAAAGGGATCACAAATGAAAACTCTCAACCCGTTATACGCCCCAGAAGGCTTCATTGAGTGTTAACAGATAATAGAAAGTTCACTTTTTATCTAGGAACAGACAATCCAGCATGGCTAAAGCATGCCGATATACCCCTCTTTGTTTCTCATTATCGGATCAAAAGATACGTCAACATGCCAAGGGCAATTTGTAACTGGTCATTGGACAGCGGCGGATTCACACAACTATCCATGTTTGGTGGATGGACAATAACAGCTTCAGAGTACGCAAATGCCGTAAGACGGTATAAAGACGAAATAGGCATGATGGACTGGGCTTCACAGCAAGACTGGATGTGCGAAGACGCAATGCTTGCAAAGACTGGGTTATCTATAGAAAAGCATCAGGAACTAACAGTTAACAACTATCTAGATTTACAGATGATTGCAGACGACCTACCCATTGTTCCTGTCATACAAGGCCAAACACTAGATCAATATCGCCGGCATGTAGACATGTTTAACAAAGCCGGAATAGACCTACTTAGCAAAGACATAGTTGGTATTGGCTCTGTCTGTAGAAGGCAATCAACCAACGAAATAAAATCAATAGTAGAACCCTTGACACTAGATGGTTTAAAACTACACGGATTCGGCATGAAAAGAACAGGACTCCGACAAGTAGGACACGCAATGACCAGTAGTGATTCAATGGCGTGGAGTTTCACCGCGCGCAGAGGAAACATACGGCTCCCCGAATGTACCCACAAAGCAATAAAGTGTTCACACTGCTTGACATACGCCCTAAAATGGCGCAAATTAGTACTACAAGATTATTTAGATTCTTTCCCAACAGTAACAATCTAAAAAAACGCTATCCAACAAGGCAAACAATGACAACAATAGTGGCAATACAAGGAGACGGTTACGCCGTAGTCTGCACAGATTCAAGGGTTTCATCAATGGATGAATCAGGATTCGCATTCCAAATCACAACCCTCGGAGCAGGCTCCAGCAAAATAGCCCAAAACGGCAAATACCTATTAGGAGCTGCAGGAGACGTACGAGCAATCAACATCCTGCACTACTCGTTCGTACCCCCAACACCAACACCCACACTAAAAGGCAAACAACTAGACGCCTTCATAACAAACAAATTCGTACCCGCACTACGGGCATGCTTTGACGAATCAGGGTATTCACTGCCAGAGCGCGACTCATCCGAACATCTCGCAGAACACAACTCCACGATCCTCGTAGTCATAAATGGCACTATATACATAATAGACGGAGACTACTCCTGGACATCAGACAACAACGGAATTTACGCTATCGGTTCAGGTTCACCCTATGCGCTAGGAGCAATACAAGCCTTAACGCCGAAACAAAAACCAACACTCCAACAAGCCAAAAACATCGCTGTTAAAGCATTAAACATCACAACCAAATTTGACCCTTACACAGGTCCGCCGTACCAGACATACACACAAGAAAACCCTTTGCCAGCAAGAAAATAACGGCTAATAATATGACTGACACAAACCCAATAGATTTAACCGATACACACGAAACAACCTGGACAAACAAAGCATCCTGCAAAGGCCTAACACACCTCATGTTCCCCAAAGAACACAAAGACATCACCTACATAAAACAAGCCCGACTCATATGCAAAACATGCCCAGTCATAGAACAATGCCTAGACTACGCACTAGAATTCCCCGCAGCAGACATGCACGGAGTATGGGCAGGCTTAACAAGCAGACAACTACTAGCAGAACAAAGACGACAAGGCCGAACCCCCACACGCCCATCAATCGCCCAAATGTATCCCCACTAGAAAACCCTAATCCCACACGAATCACAAAACACCATAGACCCACCATCAGAAGACACATCCACACGGTCACACGAAACCAAACCACACGGTTGCAAAGAACGCTCCCCCGCCAAATACTCACGAATAGTGTCAGCAGGAGTGCGGGCGGTCCCCGAGGTTAGTTCTGGCAGCTTTTTGTTGTTGCGTACTGCGTCGTGTATGACGTGATTGATCCATTGGGTGAGGGATGTTTCGTTTTCTTCACATATTCTGAGTATGTCGTTTTTTAGCCAGCCGGGTACGGTGGTTTGTATGTTGTACTTGTGGTCTGGGTTTTTGGCTGGTTCAGGTTGGCGAGGCATCGCGTAATACTAGCGTCACTATATATTCTGTGATGGTCATATCGTATCCGTCGGATAGTTCTATGATTTGGTTTTTGAGCTCTGCTGGTATTTTGATGGTGAGGGTTGACACACCTGTGGCTTCTTTGGGTGGGCGGCCGTTTCGTTTCATTTTGGTTTACCTAATAGCCATTCTGACAGTTCTGCTTTGCCAAAATATTTGGAGATGTCTCCGCCTGTTCGGTGGTGCCAGTTGATGAGTTTTATCATTGAGTTGGTTAGTTCACGATTTGCTTCCAATATTGGATCTCTTTGTGTTATTGGATCTTTGGATTCTTTGTGCACATAACAGTAGTAGCCTCCACCCATTGCGTTTGCGTTGCATTGGTTGCCATCTTTTCTTTTTGATTGGCACGTGCGGGGTTTCATTGTGTTGGTCGTCTGTAGTAGGGGATTAGTTCCAGGATTTCGTCGCCTGTCCAAGTGTTTATGTGTAGGAACTGTTGTTTTTTGGGGACTGTTGGTTGTTGTGGGTAGGGGGAGCCTTGATGTACTCCGCAGTGTGGGGTGAGGTGCATTGCTCCTGATTTGCATTGGGTTCCACTTTTGGTGGTTGCTTGGCATCGTGTGTATCTGTTCATTTGTATTCCTTATTTACGTGTTCTGTATAGATTTGTATGAAGTGTTCTCGATCGGCGTTTGTGTGTAGGTTGAATCCGCCGATGGTGGTGATTGTCTTTTGGAGCATCGGGTGGATGTTGGCGGGTGTGTAGGCTCCGCTGTCCATTTGTCCTGCGATGGTGCGGTATTCTGACCAGGCGAATGCCGGCGATGGGGTGTCTGGGTCTACGGCTCTTCGGTAGATGGTTCCTGGGCGCGGTGCCCAACTGTCCTCTTTCGCTAGTTGCGTTATAATACTGTCAACTTCTGTGTAGTCTAACGATTCAAGTAGGGTAAACCAGGTTTTGTAGATCGTCTGCAGCTGGGCAGGCAAAGGCTGGATATTCCAGTTCGCATGAACCCGGTCAACGACCTGCTTGAGTTCTTCCTTATTCACCAGACAGTAAGTTCTTAGACATCCAGGTAGCTGAGGCTTCAGTACCGATATGGAGAGAAAGTCCGCAACAGCCCAGTGCGTCCAGAAGAAGATCAGAATTTAGTTCTTTGTTCAGATTAGGAATGAATGATTGGAGTCTCTTGATGAGATCCTCTGCAAACAACTCCTGGTGAGTGTCTGTTAGTTCACGGATTTTCCTGCGGTCAGCAAGAGATATTGTATTAGTTGTCATATTTTTTTCTTTCTTTGTTTAGATTATTCATCGGCCATCTTCGCCATAACAGCAATAGCACCGACCAGACATATATGACTACCTAGCCATATTAAAAGAAGACCCAACATTAGAAAGGCTCCACAAAAGGATTATCCTCAGCGATTTGAAGAAACCCTTCAATCTTGTCAGAATTCCGGAAAATAAGATCCAACGAGTCATAACGCTTCCGCTGCTTATTACCCCCCATATGGAAAGAAGACAAACTACAACCCCTTATAACCTCTAGACAAGTTTCTAGAGTGTAATCGTGGATTGCTGAACCAATTAATTCTTTTCGCTCGGGTGACAGCTGTGCTCTGGTGCCCTTGTTCATGATCTCGCGCCAGTATGCGAACACGTGTTCAATGTCTTCCGTTGGGATAGACGCAGCTTTACTGGCCCTGGAAAGTTTAGTTTCCTGTTTGGTTCTTGACATTTTTAAAACCTTTGCGTCGTTTAATGCGGTAGCCATTTACGTGGAGTGAATCAACAACAGCTTCTGGAATTCCAGCCCACATAACTCCGTGCCTAGCAAGCACGCCGGCGATGACTTTTTCTTTACGGCTCAGCGAATCAAAACTAGAAGTATCCATACATGGAAGTATATCTAGGACTTTCCTGAAAGTCAAATCGGAAGAAGAATAACCATAACCATCCACGACAAATAAAGTAGAAGGTAAATAGAGAAGAGAAACTCTTTGGAGGGGGTTCGGGGGAACCTTTTCAAAATTCTCGATTGTTTTTTGGGCAACACAAATAGAACTCTTTGATCGCGGGTGCGATTAGAGTCTCGGAGTGGCCGGCCGAGTTGCTATACGCCACCGTCAAACATAGGATGCTTCAGGTGGTGAGATGTAAAGATAGCAGGTCTATTTTCTCGATGCAACACGTGTTACAAAATAAATGTTATATATGCTGCAGCGACGTTATTGTGAGGCTGCGCGAGTCCCGTTGTTTTATAACGTATTCCGCGAGCACGTAGAAACGTTTCCGGAAGCCGGCGAAAAAGATTATTTCGCCGCTTTCCGCCACCGTCAAACATAGGATCAAAAAAGCGCCTGGATTTCCAGGCTGGGTTATCCCTCTGCGTGCTCTTCCAGATATTCCATAGCTGCTTGGAAGCCCCGCTTGAGGACTGTAGCCATAATGAATGCCGTGGCTTCTTGATCCGAGAAGTCTCCGTCACTGGACGCGATGGCACGTATCTTGTTTTCTATAGCTTGTTCGTTAAATACGACGGTTACGCTTTTGCCGTCAACACTGAAACAAACCGGGCCGTCTTCTTGAATCGCCGGCGCTTTAGCTGCAATAATTGTTATTTCTGAACCTTCTGGTTCAGTAACGAATTTTGCAATGATGTCTTGATCGTTATCGTTTGACCAGTCCATATGTTCTATTTCCATAGTTTATTCTTTCTTTTTAAGGTAAAGCTTACGAAAGCCGGAAGACTTTCGCACGGGTTTGTTTTATAAGAATAAACCAATCTGTACCAGGAATAATTTTAACGTGTCTCATTTCTTCCTGGAAGAAGATGTTTTCACGGACGTTTGGTGGCCTGTTCGGTAAACCGACGCTGCCTAGATAGAAGACGAGAAGTTTTCCTCTTGCCTGGTTGTAAAATCGGCGGCTATCCTCCACCGTCAAACATAGGATCAAATTAATATCCAAGGAATTTGACCCTATGTTTGAAGCTGGGGAATGGCTTAGCGCCACTCCCCCGTCTGTACCTTAGGAGGCGGTTTCAGATTTTAGTGAGAAGTTCGTCGTTGCGAGCTGCATGCTCAGCATGCTGTGAATTTCTGCATTTTCAAACATTAGTTCTAGCGGCTGCTCGCTGCCTGGAATGGGGAGCCAATTGCCCAGTTCTGGATCCCAGATTGTTTTTCCAAACCGGTGATCTGCTTGATCTTGATCAATTGTGTAAAAAACTTCTTTTGTATCGAGATCAACTTCTGCCGCGACGACAAAAAAATGTTGCCTTGTTCGCTTTTGTGTCATTGTGAATTCCCTTCTAACATAACAAGCACAGCATATCACGGAAAATATCCGTTGTCAATAGTGAATATTTTTAGAAATACTTCTGACATTTTGACCCTCAGGGGCCTTACGTCTAAAAAAGCAAAAAAAACAACTTTCTGGTTACTGGGACCGGCTCCGCCACTCGATAGAAAAAGCAAAAAAATACTATTTTTTTTAATTCCGTCCGGTTATCCGCCACCGTCAAGAATAGGATGCCTTTTATTACGTGTTTTATTTAGATTTATCTGAACCAGCTGCTGAGTCAGATCGCGCAGCTAGCCTGGAAACCCGGGCACGTGCCGGGTAGTCCCGCTGCTGGGATCCAAATTTAGGTGAAAATGTTTTAATAGTTTCACCCAGAAGCCGGCGATACGAACTAGTGTTCGGTCTATGACAAATACACGCCTTCCACAGAAATCACGATGGGATCGGAACTTCGCCGCCCTTCAGCAATACGTCGCCAGAACCGGCAACGCTCTTGTACCGACATCACACACTGAACTGCACGACGACCGCAATGTTCCTATCGGAGCCTGGGTCGCTTACATGCGTCAGCGTGCACGCTTCAACAAGCTTCCACAAGATCGTGTTGCAGCACTGGCCGGCCTTCAGGGTTGGGCTTGGGGTCCACTGCGTCCAGGACCATCAGGTGATGATGCACGAGACATCGAGATTGTGAATCTCCGCAACCAAGGTCACAGTCTTCAGACAATCGCTAAGCAAGTAGGACTTTCACGTCAGCGCGTTCACCAGATTGCAAAAGCTAAAAACGCATGAGTAACGAATGGAAGAATCCTCGCTTCCCGTCTTTTGAGATCCCAGAGGAATCCGAGACAGGAGCGCCAGGAAAAGCTATGTCGGTTTTTACCGCGCTACTGGGACTCGCAATACTTGTATCAACAAATACATTTTTTATTTGGGCAGCTCTTCAACTGTTGGGCCTGGACATTGAATATAGAAAAGCCGTAGGTGTCTCGATCCTTTGGATAATCTTCAGAGTGTACGATGGCGTGACACTTGGAAAAGCGTTAAGCAAAATTCAGCGACCGTAGATACGGCTGTTGCCCCATTGACCAAAAGGAGTAAAGTCAATGGGGCTGCCGGAGCGATAGACATACAATCGAGGTTGTGATGTCGCTCGGTTATGATCCAACAACATAACCAAAGCGAAAGTGGGGGTTTCCCCCCACTAACTTATTTCAGGTACGAACCTGTGGCATTGAAGTATGTCCGTTGCCAAGGTCGTGGCCATTCTGTGCGTGGCTTCATTCCTGCATTCAGTTGCTCAAGAACTTCTACGCCTTGAGTAACGTTCTTGCGAACAATGACACGACTCTTGATGCATTGATTAATACAATCCATCGCAAGTAAATCAGAATATCCAGTTCCGTCTCCGTGAATCTCGCCGTCCGTAATAAATACGATTGGGCTTGATGAACGATTACGCTTTGATATTGCGAATGCAAGGGCCGGTCCGTCCACTCCGTTGTTTCCAGGAAGTGTAGGAAGTGATTGAACCATCTTCCCCTTGTCGGCAAGAATCCAAATGTTTGGAGCACCTGCCGTGGTGGATGATGAATAAACAACAACCGTAGCGCCTGGCGACTTCTCAACAATGCGAACAATGTCTTCCGTCTTCAATTGCATGGAACCCGAACCATCGATCACAACAACACCGCCGTTGCCTTTACGCCATTGATCAAAGACCCTCTTTTCAGGATCAGTCAATGCGTTAGTCAATCTGCGAGGATTGCGACCGAATGCACTAGGACGACGCTTCTTACCGAGACCGCCAGGAGCGACACGATTAAGAAGTGACTCACCAAACTTTAATGGAACCCAACTATCAACACCACCACTGCGACGATTATTAACAGTATTCTGTTTTTTAACATCATCAGGTGAAATAGGTGCTGGTTTGTTTGCTTTTCCTTTATTAGTTTTAGCGGCCGGTCCATCTGCATCTTCACTTTCGTGCTTCTCTTTATGATCAACACTACTTGCTTCGTTTTCGTTCTCTTCCTTTTTCGGTGGATTGGCGAAACGATCCAACAATTCTGCAAGACGTTCTGTTGTAGAAAATCCGACTGGAGACAAATTGTTTTTCGGGTCAATAGCTGTATCGCTAAGACGACCGTACTTGTCTGCTTTCTTTAATTCTTTTTCAAACTTCTTGATAATTGCTTTTAATGAATCGCCCCATTCACGATTGTGACGACGCACACCTGTAAGGAAAGGTTTATTTCCCCCACTGCATGCTGTCGCAATCGCACCATAAACAGCACCTGTCCAGTCGTCATTCTCTGAAACTTTTTCGCCGGCTGCGAGTTCGCTTCCATCAGAAAGATGGGTAGCAACATCAAAACCTGCTTTGTTGCAGAGAAAGTTGACACGCATTTCTTCAACGGCGCGCAATGCATTTTCGCTTGCGATCCCACGGTTTAGCCATTCTAAAAAATCGCTTCCAGGAGATACACGAGCGTGCATCATTTCATGCGCACGAATTGCACGAGCCGTTTGTTCTTGCGAAACAGGTACGACCATCTTTTTACCAACAATGTCGGTATAAGGAAGGCCGCGAACTGGTGCACATGATTCAATACTCCACGCTCCACCATCTTTGGAGGAGTCCTTTCTTCCCAACATTTCGGGAAGAGGGAGGACTGCCACCTCGGAAGGATCGAGCACCTTGTTAGGTGTTGCGAGCATCGTCATTAGACACCAACCTTGTCAATTGCAATAGCATCAACGAATGATTGCGCTTGCTGTCCAAGAATCATTTGAGCCGCGCGCTCATCTCCAAGAGATTTACGCAACTTGTCAAATGCGTAGAATGTACGCAAACTAATGCGACGCTCTCCTGCATCGGCCATGCGGACTGCATAACCTCGGAGGTCATGAGACAACAATGCGATTGCACTTGGATGTGGTTGATTAATACGAATGGCAACTGGAAAACGGTCACGCAATGCTTCAGGAAGTTCACGCATGTCTTCAACGTTTGTCGTCATAACAACGCTGAACCCGTCCTTAGGTGCGATCGTGCGACCGTCCGATGGACGCTCCCACTTTGCACTGTCAGGTGTGTCGGTCATTGCCAGGAGGGTTGCGAAAACATCGCCACCTGCCTTGTCAATTTCGTCAACTACGAGACGACCACCGCGGATGCCGTCACCTTGCCATGCTTTTACGGCTGAGCCGTCTTTCCATGACCACTCATTTCCTGATGGAATGTAGTGTCCGGTAACATCACCATTGGTCATGTCTTCTGTGCAGATCAAACGCCATGCGCCTGCTTCAATATCTCCGTAATGGAGTCCTGCGTAGGTTTTGCCAGTTCCTGGCGGCCCAAACAAGATAAGACGGTCAATGCCTGCATTGATTGCGTCTTGAACATCTTGCCAACATTGTGGCAAGTTTTGTACTTCGGTCATTTTTAATTCTCCTTTTAGAATTAGTAACTGCTGACGGAATGTCAACAGTAAAAGCAAGTTTAACAGATGGGTGTGTCAACAATAAGTTGGATTGTTTTGACGATGCCCATCTGTCAACCAATAAAATAAGTCTAGCACATGGGTGTGTCAACGTCAAATTGACAAACCCACATACGAGAGCCGGACTTTTTAGTCTTCCTGGGAAAAAATACTCTGATCGAGCTGATCAAAGTCAATTTCAGGATCCAACCACAAAACACCATCTGGCGTGCGATCGCTCTGCATATATACAGAGATAAAGTCCTTGTATCTTGGCCGGCCGAGTTGGCCGCTGTACGCCCCCATATAGGTGGAGTACTTCTTGTAGTTTGACTCATCGTTCATTAGCCACAGATTGATATTCCATGTCTGGCGATTCGTCCAACCGTTATAGTCTTCTGACATATCTACTTCCTTTTTTATTAGATAAAGCTGGTGATCATTTCTGATCACCGTTAATTACTTTTTGACTTTATGCCAAAGAGTTTGTGTTTCTTTAGCATTGCGCTCAAACGCTACGCCAAATACTCCGCCGGCTATCATGCCGCCGAAGAAAAACATCAATTGGATGACATCATTGGATAGGTGGATAGTTACGTCTGCAATCATTTCTGATTCCCTTTCTTTATATTACAAGCCTATCATATGGGTGTGTCATAGTCAAGGCTTCTTTATATAACAAGTATATATGAGGGGTGTATCGAGGTTAATCCCTGGCTATACTCCACCGTCAGATGTATCAATGCGAAATTTGTGGGATTTCCCTACGTCCAAACGATCCAGGGATCGCGATCAAGATCCTGGGCTGGTCGGCAGCTAAAAACGGGCGCGCCGGGTCAGTCCCGTTCAAGTATGAAGGGCCTCTGGGGTATGCCCACAAAATCTGCCTGGATACGAAAGAAGCCGGCGAAATGCCGACTCTTTTCTAAGCGCGGTCTTTACAGACCGCCTATTGGATGTTTGTGCTTGTAGAACTCATGAGGTGGCTTTGAGATGCGGCCATCCGATAGCCACTTGATGTAAAGGTGGACAAACGTTGCCCTGAGATCCTTCGCTGTAACGCCCCACTCTTCCAGATTGGATGCGAAATAACCTGCATCGAGGTCGCTGTGCATATTGGCAAGAGCTTCTGCGCCGTCCATGACTCCAATGCTGTAGTAGTTCTCCGTGAGGATCCCTTCAATGTCTTCCCATAGCTCGGAAGTCTGCTGATACTGGATCTGCTTCACAACCTTGTCTAAGACATCTGGATTGTTCGTGCTGGTTACTTCAACTACTGTTTTGCCAGAAATGTATGCAATATGGTAACCCATAAGGAACGTCCCACCCTGGGTGCCTTCTAGTCCGGTTTCGGTGACAATAACTGTGTCGTAAAGGTTGAGCGGTTTATCCAAAACATCCGACACGCGGAGAAGTTTTGATCCGTCTGGTAATGATGTCCAGGTCATATATTCTTCTTTCAATAAAAATAGGACCGGCCGTTTTGGCCGATCTGTAAGCATCCCCTTTCGGGGATTTATTAGTAGTCGTTTCCGTGTTCGTCGCTGAACAATAGTTCTTTGAGCCGTATCGGAGAGTTGAAGTCTTCTTCTGCTATGAGCTGAACGCGCTCCAGAACATCATCGAGAGTCAGTTCCAGGTCGTCGTCGTCGCCCACACGATTATCTTCGCGCAGTTGCTGAACAATTACATCCACATCATAGGTGAACACCCGCATCACGTTGATGCGAGTGACTGCTTCACCTTCTTCAGTATTTAGTACCAACACGTTAGACCATCCGCATATTCTGCTGCCCACTTGAGATACCAAGATGCGTAACGCAAATCAGAAGAAATATCTTCTCCGTCTCCACGAATGACTCCGCCTTCGCTGAGTGTGTCGTCAATGAATTGAGCAACACTAAGACAGGATGCTGGAGATTTCTCTGTTCCGTCTTCGTTATCTCCGTAGAAGGAGAACTCTTCTTCACCGAGCACTTCAAGTAGGTGATTGCCCCACTTGCCTCGATACCAACAGTCTGTTCCGAACATTCCATAAACCGGATTACCGATTGAGGTTTGATCTTGCTTTTCTAGTTCGGTGGTGTATGGACATCCGCCGCACGCTTGTGTGGCCTGGCAGTCAATTCGGGTCATTACTGAACCGTCTTCTTCCAGGATTGGTTGGTTTTCATTATTCAGACGAGGAACCATTACGGCTGTACCCCTCGTCTTACACGGATAGTTGTGTGGGATGTTATCTAAACCCATTTTTACTCCTTTAGTAAATTGTATATTACAAGCACATTATACCAATAGGGTGTGTCAAGGTTTCCCCCAACACACCCAATAACTAACGTTTATAGGTATTTTTCTACAGACTCAACCTGGTGGTTGTCTAGCCAGTCATTTACTGCCTGGCCGATTGACTCCATCCATTCGTCGTCTTGTTCTTCAGTAGAGTCAGAACCTGGATGTTTGGCAAGTGAGTCAAAGTCGGTTTCCGCTTCGTAGACCATCTCGCCGTTCTCAAACGCGTTTACGCCTGCGAACCCCATGCCGCCTTCTTCGTACGCAATCGAGAAGATTGCCTGCGGATAGAGCTTTGAGATCCGAGCGATACCCTGAAGTGGTGGACCCCAGGGAGACTGGAAACTATAAGACTTATCTGACAGATAACCGTCAGAGTCTGGCCATTTAGTTCCCCACAATTCATAAACCGCGTTCATACCGCCATTTGCAAAAACGGATGTTGATGTTCCGTCTGCATGAGTCATTGTTTCGTAAAACTCTGGTGATGATGGAACCAACGTTTCAAGAACTGTTTTTTCCTGCTCCACGATTTCGGCCACTTTTCTGATGAACTCATCAGAGTCCGGACCTTCTACGACTAAATAATTACTGCACCAATTTGGCATAGTGTTTCTCCTTTCAAGAAATAAGCCTGATAGGGCTAGGCGACTTTCGTCGCTTTCGCCTTTTCAGTTGTGGCTGCTACTGCAAGATCAGTAACTCGGATTTGCTCGTATGGAGTAACCTTTGTAACTGCTTCTGCAACATCAGACTTGATGTCACCGACGGTAACGAGAGCCTTGAACTTCGCTCCGTCAATGACAGACTTGGTTGCTTTCTCAAATACTTCTGGAGCAACGAGAGTCTCAAGAACTGCGACATCATATGATGGACGCTCGCCGTAGACGACTGCGACTTTCACATTATTGAAAATCGCAAAGTCACTTCCTGATCGTGCAAGTGCTTCCTTGAGCATTGCTTCGGCTTGTTCTTTGGCCGCCTGGGCGATTTCAAGAGCCTCGCGTGCTTCAAGATATGTTTTGGTAATTGCTGTTGGTATCATTTTTCTTCCTTTTTGTTGTGAACTGATAATGTAAGTATAACGTGGGGGTGTATCAAGGTTATTCCTCGCCCTCGTCGTCGTCCTCATCTTCTTCTTCGTCTTCCCCGAATGGAGTTGCGCATTGGCTGATGAGACTGACAAATCCGGCGTTCGGATCGTTCTCGTTGTGCCAGACGGCCGAGATGAACCTAAGAGGGCAGGAGCCGTCCCACCAGTCCGAGAGGTGATCGAGCATCTCTACCGAGCCGCTCTCTACAATCCTAAAAGATGAGGAACGAAACCATGCTGCTTCTTTCTCATCCATTGCTAGATAGATTTTGTGGCAATCGTCAAATGCGACCAGAACTGCATCCTGGATGTATTCGTCAATAGCTACCCACCCATCATGGATGCTGTCGCTGTTGTGATCGGAGTATTGGAGTTGAGTCTTCATAATAATTTTTCCTTTGTGTGAAGTGATAAGCGAAGTATAACGTCGGGGTGTATCAAGGTTTCCCCTGACACACCCGACTCGGCCGACTAGAGGTCGTCCCCACAAGAGGGACAACCGCCAACTGCGTAGAGTTCCTTGCAGTCGTAGCAACCATGTGGATGCTCGGCGTACCAGTCATCCTCGTCAAGATCCTCTGTCTCGGTGTCACAGGACACCCAGGACATTGTGACCCTAAGAAGGTTGTCATAGTCACCAGAAGTGGCTTCCGTGTTATATGCGGTGATCTCGTCGTTGCTGACGCCGGCTTTTCGCATTGCGCGAGCTGCACGAGCGAGGATTGAGAAGGCATTGCCATCTTCACCTACGAGCGCAATCTGAACGTTGGGGTATCGGGTTGTAGTAATCATTGTTCTCCTTTTAGTAAATGTTACAAGGTTAGTATATCACAGGGGTGTGTCAAGGTCAAATGAGACTTGACTGTGATACACCCATAGTGTAAGATAGTAGATATGGAAACATTACTAGACAAAAGCATGAGCATGAGAGAAAGCATAGCTCTGCTCAAAAACGTGGAACAAAGGCCGCAAAGTCGGTTCCGTCTGGGATCACCCTGTCGTTTCATTAGACAACTGGACATCCTGGTTCACGTGATCACGCCAGAACTAGTAGAAGATTTCTTCCCGCAACTCTGTGGATATCTCCGAAGCACATCCCCGCGATGGGGAAGATCCTGGAGAGATTGGTAGCGGCTATCCGCCACCGTCGCGAATAGTAAAAAACCGGACTCGCCGGCTTGGCCCCGGATCAGCTCCCTCGGATCAACCCTGGCAGTCCCGCCGCAGGCGAACAAACGAACGTACGTTCGGGACTCCCGAAGGGCTATTGCTCGATCGGTTTGCTGCACCAATCACACGTGCGACCTGGCCGATAATCCGGATCGGTATTTTTTAGCTCACGCGGATCGATCACCTGGTGACTTCCGTGATTATTGCAATAAAGATACCTTCCGTCGCGCCATCCAATAACTTTTTCTTCCATTAGAAAATCTCCCCAGGATCGTGAGAATCAACACTTTTTAGTGAATCTGCCTGATCGGAGCCGGCGAGCTGTATGAACTCGCTAAAATCTTCGGTGCTCCAGTCAGAAATGTCGTACACCAAACAGTCACGATCAACCGGAAAAAACGCAGGGATCTCCGGTTCGGTGACTTCGTTATAGACATACATGCTGTAAGTACGGTAGTTGTAAATCAGTCTCATTACACATTCACGGTCTGAACATAGGAGATCGCACTATCAACGGCTTCGTAAATGTCAAATGTTTGACAATCGAGACAACCTGCGCGCCCAGGCTCAAATGAGGGATGAGCTGAATACAGATCAAAGTAGGGCTGCACGAGCCAATCAACTCTGTTTTCCAACAAAGTTGCATCTTGTAGATCCAAGTCATTGTTGATTCCAACGGATTCCCATTCTTTACTGGTGGTAACGCGCCCCAACCAATTTGGTCGGGTGCTTGCTTTGTTGAGAAATGATGCGTTGTCTTTATATACGTCAATGCGCATATCGCCGTCGCATGAAACCCATACGGTGCGAACACCATCAGATACGGTAACGAGTGGATTGATCGTGGACGGAATGAACCATTCTGGTCCAGCTCTGCCTGGGGTCACTTCTGTGTGCCAGGTGATTGTAAGTTCTGTCATTTTATTCCTTTCATAGAATTACAGATAAGCAAATAGGGGAAGAGCCTAAACCCTTCCCCATATTCTTAGCGTTCCCAACGGAAACTTTTACACGCCTCACGGCTTTCCTGCTTGCGCAGGTCACCGAAATTTTGCGCACGGCGGCGACAGCCGTCAGCGAAACCCTGTCTTTCAGAGTCATCCCAACGGTTGAGCTGTTTTTTGTGCTTTGCTTGCTTTGCCATTTTTACTCCTTCAGTAAATCTTACAAGGTCAGTATATCAGGGGGGTGTGCCAGGGTTTCCCCTGGCAACGTTCCCCAGTTATTTTTTGAGTGCCTTCGGCCGGTCCTGCGGATTGAGCAGATCGGTGAAGTTCCCATCAGAGCAAAGATGCGTTGTCTGACGCATCAAGGCACTCCAAGTGGTTGCCGTTACATGGAACTGCTGGCTGCACTTCGTACAAGTTGTCTTGTAAAAAGTGATTGCCTGATCTTTGCGGATTGGTGTCTGACCTGCATCTGCCGATTGGTAGATGGTCATAGCCTTTTCGCATTGAGGGCAATAGACGAGCGTGGTTGCGTATTCGCGCTTATTCCATGTTGCAACTGTCTTTAGTGACAGTTTCACGGCTCCACACTTTGTGCATGGATCGTGAGGGCGATTCTTTGTTTCACCCGAAATGTTGAATTGAAATAGTTCATTCAACAAGCCAAACGGAATGTCTTTTTTCTGAGCCTGGTTGAGGACGTGGTGGGTAGGGCGTAGTGACATTTGGTTTACTCCTTTAGTAAATGTTACAAGTGTATTATATCAAGCGGGTGTGCCGGGGTTTCCCCCGACACTTCAATGAGATTAGATATGGTTTAGCTGTACGACTTCTCCAAATCCAGGTCCGTTTCCTTCGGGATCCTGCATCAGGACGATTCCGTCTCCGTTGTCTAGAACCAGTACGGTTGTCTCATCTTCGTCGCAGTACCAATCAAAGGCTTCTTTGATGTCCTGAGCCGTCAGATAGACGACCTTGACGATTTTGCGACCAGCGAGCTGCTCGTGTAGATAGTGGGTTTTTGTTGCTGTTGGCATTTTTACTCCTTTAGTAAATATTACAAGATTAGTATATCACGTGGGTGTGTCATAGTCAAGCCCCCCCCACCCGTGAGGGCAGGGGGTAGTGAGTTGTATTAGCGAACTCTGTTTTCCCACATTTGCTCTACTGCTAGAGCCAATGAACCAGACGCGTTGCCGTAATCTTCCACGATTTCAACTCCATCAGGTCGGGTGATCTCCAGGATTGAGGCTTTACCCTCATCATTTATGACATAGACCATATGGACGCGTACACGATCAGGGTGCTCGCTTGGGGGTACATCCCCAATTTCGTTGTCTGGGTTGAGTGGGGCTGCCCATCCAACCGTCTCAACCCCGACTGCAATAGCAGAGGGTGGGATGACTGCGCTGTCTAGAGCTTGATAGATATCCGCATTGAGTGAGATAGTTTTTATGCTTCCACCATCAAACATGGCAAAGACGCCGGCTTTGGATCGGTCTAAACCATCTAGGAAATCTAGTAATTCGCGTGCATGGATAATAGTTGGGGTATTCATGTTATTCCTTTCAAGAATATAAGTATCGGTGATCCGATATAACAAGCAGTATATAGGAAGGGTGTGTCGGGGTTTCCCCCGACGTTCCCAACTGACTAATCCTGGATGCTGAAAGACTGGACAACCTTGCGCTGACGGTGAGTACCGCCCTCGATGGTTTCTGCCCACATTTCGTTATCTTCTCCACGCATGATCCAAGTGATTGAATCGGTAGATACGGAACCAATGGCATCCCATACTTCATCCCAACACATTCCGATCTTGTCGCCGCCCCAGTCATTTAGGACAACGTTGGAATCTTTGAGTTCGGTGAGGAACCCGTAGTCATCCATGATCGTTTTTACAACGACTGACAAATTAGCTTCTACTAATATGTATTCGTCAATGGTGTTGCACCATGAGATATGACCAATCTTTGACTCTGCTTTACGCAGACCCTCAATCAGTCGTGGCATGTCTTTGGCTGCGAGTGTGATCTCGCTTGACATTTGTTCGGTATCGGCACAGTAGCCCATATTGTTTTACTCCTTATAGTAAATGTTACAAGCGCAGTATATCAGAGGGGTGTGTCAAGGTCAAGCCAGGGTACAGCTGATCGAGGGGGTGTGTCAGGGTTTCCCAGGTGCGCGATCCAAAAAGTAGCTTTTTGTGACGTTTTCCCGGAAGCCGGGTATTTTTGCCGGCTATCCGCCACCGTGAACTGTTCTGAAACACATTTCCGATCCTGGGGAGTCCCGCTGGTGAGCGGCTGAAGCGCGCCGGAAATCACGTTGCCGCGCCGGGTCGGGACTGCCGGGCCGATCGGAAGCTGCCGATTTGACAAGACGTTATATTTCTGATACACTCAGGATCTATATTTTATCTAAGGAGTAAAAATGCCGGAATTAGCAATTTTATCTGATGCCCAGGAACATGAGTTTGTTTCTTTTCTTCAGAACAACAAGAGTAAGAGCTCTTTTTACGCGGACCTACTAAGCAAGTACAACAAGTTTGGTGGACTGACTCAAGGTCAGTGGGATGCCGTAGAAAAGTCAATCCCCCGTGAACAAGCGGCCGACCTTCGTGCCTTGCGATTAGCAAAGAGCGGAGCGGTGATCGTTGAAGGTATCCACGAGATTACGGGAACCGTACTATCCCTGAAGGCTCACGATAGTCGTGGACTGGTGTTCACGATCGAGACTGATGAGGAACTACGACTGTGGGGAACCGTACCCGCCGATATGCGGGAAGATATCAAGGTGGGCAGCAAAGTTACTTTTGTTGCGGAGATCCTAAGTTCTAAACCTGACCCAACTTTTGGGTTCTTCAAGAAACCCCGTGCAGGAATGATCCTGTAAGGACCGGCCACGATAAAGCAAAAAGCCCCCCACCCGTGAAGGTGAGGGGCTTTTTTGTGGATTAGGCGAACTGGGGAGCGCGCATTGTTAGATCAACGCTCACAGTTCTAATCTGAACCTCATGAAAATACTTTCGGTAGGTCATTGCTTTTGACTGTGCCTGACGTTCTGCTAGAGCGCCCGTGAAGATTACCCATTCTGTCGGGTGGAGTGCGAAGTCCCCCTTGAAAATAGGATCTTTATGATCGAGCGGCAGGTGGGCGAGAACAATGTAACTATTCGTCATTATTGCTCCCACGCCATTTCTATCATCTCATCCCATTCGGTGATGAGTGCCGTGTCATTGGTTTCCATTGTGATGTCAAAACGAATGTCACCGTCGCAGGCGTACCATTCTGTCGGATGAGTTGCTAACCATTCGGTTAGTTCATACTGTGACTGGTACGAGCGAACGATAGTCATTAGTTCGGCAAGGCATTGAGCTGAGGCGTATGCGTAATCTTCTTGATCACCGCTACCTGCATCCCAAGGGAACATTCCGGCGACACGAGCTGCTGCCAGCTCTACGATTGTCTGAAGATCAACTTTCTGAACGATTTGTTCTGCTAGTTCTTTTTGGCTCCGTGCCATTGTTGGTACCCCTTTCAGTTGGTATATAACAAGTGTATCATATGGGTGTGTCAGGGTCAACGTTATGTGCGCGGCCGGCCCCAGGACGCCCAAAAGCCCCTCAACCTGTCATGTCTGAGGGTTGAGGGGCTTAGGTAGTTTGGGCTAGTTAGACGAGTCTACGAGCCACTCTGAGTTGATGTCACGAGCGACACACTCGGTACCGATAAAGGAACCGAACATGAGGGTCTCACGACAGTCAAGAAGGGCTACGACATACCCAAGGTCTGCCATGACCGATCGCTGATCGGTGAGCCTGATGAGCTTTGCACCTGAGTAGGGGTGACCTTTGGGGACTTGAAGTGTAATGGACATTGTTTCTCCTTTATTGAAACGTCGCGACCAGTGCGGAAGCGATATAGGTACTTTATCAAAAGGGTGTATCAGGGTTTCCCCCGACACACCCCGTCTAGTTAGTGGAGCTGCCCCTTCGGATCGGAAGGACATACAACTCCGTGGATGTATAAAAGCATTATAGCAAAAGGGTGTATCAAGGTTTCTAGGGGATCAACCCTGGCACACCCCCCTGATATACTGTGCATATAAGATTTAGTGAAAGGAACTAAACATGGCAACATCAACAAAAAAGGGAGATCGAGTACGTCTCGTCTCAACAAGTGACAGCGGAACTCGCCTCAAGTCAGGCGACGAAGGCGTAGTCATGTCAGCGAGAATTGACCCTTGGGGTGACTTCACAATCAGCGTCAAGTGGGATAGTGGCTCAAGCCTCTCGCTCATCAGTGGCGAAGATTACTGGCAAGTAATCTAAAGACACAAAAACCCTCACTCATCACGAGTGGGGGTTTTTTTACGCGATTCGGGACTCCCGGGCCAGGACGTGAGACAAAAAGACAAAAGCTGTCTCGATGTCGCCGCTATACGCCACCGTCGTAAGTTCTTATTTTTTTCTGGTTTTCCCGGCTTTTCGGGACTTCGCCAGGCAGCGCGCTGCGCGCAGCTCCAGATCAGCCGCTCTGGGAGTCCCGACTTTCGGGCAGCTCAGCTGCAGCTTGATCCCCGATCCCAGGCAGCGCGATCCCAGGAAAGCCGTAGATCAGGAACTTTCAACATTGGCACACCCTTATGATAGAACATACTTGTAATATTTACTGAAGGAGTAAACATGGTAATAGCAAGTATAAGAACAGCAAAGGACACAGACAAGGTGATCACTAATCGCCAATTCTCTGATCTGAAAGCTGCGCAAGGATTCTGTGACTCAATAATCGGAGACTACTCAGATAACCACGGAACTGTGGAGTTCATACTCTTGACGGATTATGAAACTGGATTATCGGAAGAATACAGCATTGAAGATGGGGGTAAATAATATGACCGACATGCTCACGCTCAAAGGAACGATCACCAACTCATGCACTTGTGTCTCATACGATGAGGACAAGGGCGACTTTGCGGAAGCACCAGAGTGTTGGGGCGACTGTTGGGAATACTCATTAGAGGACTTCGCCAATGTCACCGAGTCTCTCCGTAACGACAACCCAACCGACTACTGGAAGGTTGAGAATCTTCGCCTATGGAATGGTGAAGTCTCGGGCCACTTTGAGGCTAGGACTGTTGAGGATCTGTTGCGCGGAATGACTGTTCGCAGCGAGTGGTCAATGAGCTATGAGATCTTTGCTGATCGCATTGAGTACTCACTATCTCACCACGACTCACCTACGGGTAGCACCAGCGTTCTCCGTCCAGTAGAGGCAGAGGAATACGAAGAAAGATATAGGTGGTAAAGGCTAACAGCCGGCCAGGGGCGTGGTTACTGATCACAACCCTGGCACACCCATTTGATAGAACATACATATTGTTTCAACCTGAAGCGAGAATCTTGAAAGGATTACCATGACCGATCTACACGAAGAACTTTGCGAACTTTGCGAAGACAAAGTTGATTATTGCGAGTGCCGTCGCTGCGAACTCTGCGGAGAACTCACCTTGGGCGAAGACGCTGTTGTCAATGACATGTGCCTCAACTCTGGTGACGACGGTATCTGTGGCGGAGACTTCATTTAGTCGCCTCAACACCTAGCCCCTGCCCTGATCGGTAGGGGCTTTTTGTTGTCTGATCCCTGATCGCAAACGTTGGCACACCCATTTGATAGAACATACATATAGCCCTCACCGCGGGGGCGACGATCTAAAGGAGATCCCATAATGGAACAACACGAATACGAACACTCGCACCTGAACAACTGCCAGGCATGCGACGAGCATGCCGATCGCATGCAGCGCCGTCAAGATAGGCAGAACCGCCAGTGGGCAACCCAAGCCCGCCTAGGTGTTCCAATGAGGGGGTCACGATGATAGTGAAGGATCAGCGGAACTGGTCAGTCTGGGTAGGTGGTGGTGAAGTCAATGACTACTACCTACCCTTAGACAAAGCCCTCAACTTGGCCTCAGACTTCTCTGGCGACGGTTACGACGATGTACTTATCATGGAAGAAGTAAGCAAAAAATTCTACTTACCTAACCACCCAGTCTTTGGTCAAATAACGATACTGAAGTAGGCACTCAAGCCCCTGCCCTAACGGGTGGGGGCTTTTTGCTGTCTCTACGGCTTCCCAGGGCGGATCGTGGCCGGTCCTGAAACTACGACAACAAAGAGAAAGAGTGAGGTGGCAGGCAGAAAGGAGTAAAGACCCGCCACCTCACGGAAAGAATTGTACTTCATGTCATGAGCGCGAATCCATACCTTCACAATATTTGTTGCGCAGCTGGTGATCGCGGAAAACAGCTGAAGTTTGGAAGTCCCGACGTCGGCCGAGCCGCAGCTGGAAGCCGGGAAAAAGACGTTTTTTATCCTGGAAGCGGCACGTTTCTGGCCGCACGCGCTGCGAAAATAAAAAGCGGGACTACTGATCCGAAGCTGGGCGCGCCTGATCCCAGACAGCAAAAAACCCGCCCCATCGCTGGAGCGGGCCTTTTAGTTTCTTTACAGAACTACGACGCTGATTACATCGCTAAATGTGAGGGCCACATCGTCTTGGTGCGGAGCTTCAAGATCCGCTTGTGTGATGGTGAACTCTTGAGTGGCGAGGTTGAGATCCTCAATGCACCACCCGTCGTAGTTCCCTTGAGTTGTCTCAAGCTCATGAAACAGACGTTTTTCATCCTGGCAGCGCCAGAGCGTTTCCGCAATTTCTATTGTTTTCATTTTACTCCTTCAGTAAATACTATATGCATAGTGTATCAGGGGGGTGTGTCAATGTCAAATCCGGTCGCCGGAACCCCGATACACCCCTTTGTTATACTTGTTCTTATAGCCCTCACGGTGGGGGTGATAGTTCAGAAGGAGAACAAATGAGCTACATTCCAGCTCCAGCAAATCACACGCTTGAAGTTTGCACAGTGTGCCAGCACTACTACGGCCGCCCAAAAAGCGATCAAAAACGTGTTTGCCCAGTATGCACAAAAAACCGGAAAAGAAAAGCTTGACCCTGACACACCCATTAGATATACTACACTTGTAAGTTTTTATGAAAGGAAACAGCATGACCACCCGAATTAGAGAAGGTCGCTACTGCGATGCAACCACGATCCTCCGTCAAATAGGCGGAACAACCGTTATGGCGGTTACTGGTGGCCGCTACGGAGTTATCCGAGACAGCGAACAAGAAGTAATCGGAGTTCAACTTATCTGTAGCGCCAACCGCACAGTAGAAGTAACCCTATCTTTTATGGATACCTACACTGTCCGTCGCTACCGCACCGTAGTTCGTGGAGAGCGTCGTGGAGACGACATTGTGGAGTACGAAGCAACCGACATTTATTGTGACCAACTAAGCGATGTCGTTTATACGGCAGGTTGTTGGAAGTAACCACAGCGAGAGAGCCTCACCCTAACGGGTGGGGCTTTTTTTGTTGCCTATTGCGGCTATCCGCTACCGCATTAAATTAAACGTCATTTTTCTGGCGCGCCGTGGCCTGGGATCAGAGCTTCAAATTCCGGATTGCGCAGCTTGGGATCAGAAAACCAGAAGTCCCGACCGGGTTGTTTCCCGGTTTCAACACGTCTGGCCCGGCTTTATTTCCGGTTTATTCGTTTTTATTCCGGTTTTGACGTGCAGCTCGCGCCGGGTTTGGCAGCTCGATCCCGGGAAAGCAGCTCGATGCGGCAGCAGCGCGGCAGTCCCGATGGCAACTCGATACGTTACGTGTAAAAAAATAACGTTTACGCGAACCCTTTCGCCGGCAAAAACAAACTTTTTGATTTATTAACCAGGCTTTTAGACGTAAAAACTGCGGCTATACGCCACCGTCACTTGTTCTTGATTATTTTGTCAAGTTATCTTGAGAGCGGCTCGGCCGCCAGCAGCGCGATCTAGACGTTGCTGCCGGGTTGTCGGGACTTCCCGGCAGATCCGTCCGGAATTTAGCTCGATTTAGCAGCTTTTTTAGCAGCTCGATCCGGACGTGCAGCTCGATCCGGAACTGGGGAGAGTCCCGCAAAAACCGGGTGACGTGCACTGCGCTGCGCGCGCCGGAAACGAAGAAAAGTCACTTTTTCCAGTTCTTTCGTACTTCTTGAAAAAAAGGAATTGCCAGAATGGTTCCCCAAACGGCCACTGGGATAACAAGAATGTCTGGCGTAAATAGCATAAATAGTGCAAAAAATGTTAAAGTAATCAAGTCTTTTATTTGTTTATCAATCATTCGCACATCCTATTGAGTTTCGGGCAAAATGTCAATCATTAATCTCTACTTATCCAACGATCACCTGGTTTTGGATTATCCGTACGACCCAGCTCAGGTTGCAGAAACAAAGCTGATCCCAGGCGCGAAGTGGGACAAAGCAGCAAAAGTCTGGAGAGTCCCGATGTCTGGATTAAATGCAGCGCGAGAGTTTGCCGGAAAACATGATTTTGTGATCGATACTGAAGTTCTCCTTTTTGATTTACCAGAAAAAGACAACCCAACCTTCGGAATTGAAGAACGCAACGACTTTATCTACCTAAGCTTCGGTTATGACCCAGTAAAAGTACGTGGAGTTAAACAAATTGCTGGAATAACCTGGGACGCAGACACAAAAGCTTGGAAAGCTCCGAGCGCATCGCTGCAAGAAGTGTTGCAATGGGCCGAAATGTTCCGGGAAAAGATCCCGACGGGACTGCTGCACCAGGCCGAAGACCGGGCCGAGACGTCGCGGAAAGCGGCCGACGCATCCAGGGCAACCGAAGGAGTTATTGATGTTGGCGAACTTCCACTCCTTCCATACCAAAGGGCGGGAGTTGAGTACGCACTCTCCGCACGCAAATGTTTCATTGCTGACGACATGGGGCTAGGCAAGACACTTCAGGCGATTGCTGTAATAGAGAAGGCGCAGGCATACCCCGCAGTTGTTGTATGCCCTGCAAACCTTGTACTGAACTGGCGTAACGAATACACCAAGTGGTTACCGACAAGAACTGTTGCTGTAGTTACTAATAGAAAAGACTTCCCCACCGAAGCAGTTGATGTGATTGTTGTTGGTTACTCAAACCTGGCCCACTGGGCAAAACAACTTGCTGGTAAAGAAACGTATG